ACCTGTGGCAGAGGATGCACCGCAGTTACCTGTGGCAGAGGATGCACCTTTGTAACCTGTGGCAGAGGATGCACCGCAGTTACCTGTGGCAGAGGATGCACCGTAGTCTTCATCACTTTCAGCTTCTTTTTTAACTCTACTCATAGTAAAATCAATGGCCGCCTTTACCAGTCCAGAAATATCCAATCTCGCACCAATCTTTATTTTTGTGGATGCAACCTTGGAATCATCTTCACCTCTGTCAAATTCACCGTTCTGCTCCACTTCATGGTAAACAGATTCGTTCGGAGAATAATAACCAAGGCAATCCAGAGGATATTCACAAGCATGGAATCCGCTGTGGCAGGCATCTGCTGTCTCCTCTTCGTACTCCTTGCCTTCTTCGTACTGAAATCCACGGCAAGTCATGTCCTTGTTGAACCCTTTGTAACTCTTAATTACTTTTTCCATTTTTCACTTCCTCCACTTTCAAAACCGCATCATCACTTCTGCGGAACATAATCAACTGACTGTCAACATCAGGAATCTTCCAAGGGTCAAGGCTTTCGGTATCGTCAACCATGATAGGCAATTCCACACCGCACCGCTTCTGAAACGCATTGCAAATGTCAATTTCCGTCAGAATCCTTGCTCCGTGGTTCATGTTTCGGCTGTAAGGCTCTCCACGGTATGTAAAGTCACAACATTCTTCCGTGTCACCATTCACAAGAGGTCTAAACATCCGCACAGTGCAGAAGCAAAGATACTTGTTCACATCAGCTTCCAACAGTTCGTTCTTCTTCCGGCTGAATTTCTTTAACAGGTCAAGCTGTGCCTGCACATCCGTAATCTTCTGTGCAATGTTCTTGCGCTCCTGTTCCAGTTCTGTGATACGCTTATCCACACTCTCGTTAATGCTTACACTCGCCAAAAACTTATCAACCACAGAAATATCATTGCGGATCTGCTCTTCATCACCTTTTAACTGGATTCTGAGAAGATTCATGTCAGTGAATTTGTGCATGGCAGCTTCTTTCTCTGCAATCTGTGACTGAATAGCTTTGTATTCTTCTGTGTTGGAAATATCCACGCTTGCCGGAATGGAATTTAAGGCATTATCAGCAATGGCAATCTCTTTTTCCAACCGCTCCACTTCATCCTCGGTCTTTTTCAGTTCCTCACGCTTATGCTCCAGTTCTTCCTGATCCGCTTTGATATGGTCAGCACAGGAAGAACCCTCTTTGGTAATCAGTTCCAGTTCATGTGCCTTATGCGTATCAAACTCCGTTCTTAACTGCTCTTTCTTCTCTTCCGGATATTCCTGTCCACAGTAGGGGCAAATCAGAGAATTTTCATCAAATTTAAGGCTTTTATTCAAATCCCAACTCTTCTTCAATTCCTGTCTCTTCTGCTCATACTGTGCGATACGCTTTTCCAGTTCCGTGATCTCTTCACGAATGGTGTCTGCCTTAAGCAACTCTTTCTGATGCTCATTCTGAATCTGATTCAGTGTTGTGCGCTTCTCTCTTCTATCCGCATCCAGTTTTTCATTTGCTTTCTGCTGCAATGCGCTCAACTGACCTTTTAACTCAATGATTCCATCAGACAGCTTATCGTAGGAAATCATGCTGTTCTGCGTATCTGTCTGCTGCTTAATGTTCTCTGACAGCTTATCCAGTAAAGCTTTCTTTTTCAGTTCCAGATCAGCAAGGTCAATATCCACTCTCTGACGGCTCACCTCGTCAATACGGCTCGGAATTTCATCTAACAGGTCCTGCAAACCCTTGGTTCCATTTCTTCCCCTTGTGCCGTACAACTGCGTATTGCAACGCTTTTTCAGTTCATCAACCGTGCCGTCCTGCAGAACAGCCCTTAATGCTTCAAACTCCGGAAACTGATTGCAAATGTCATCATTACTGTGCTGACCAAACATATCAGCAAGAATTGCTCTCTGATCCGTTCCACCTTTCAGAAGAAGTGTCATGGCATTGATGCAAAGTGAGAACTTATCTTTTCCGCATACACTCTCTTCCAAAAATGCTTCAAAATCTGCTGCCTTTTTGGGAATATCATTCACATAGTAATCCGTGACATTGCCGGTAAACTCGCCTTTTTTATTGAAGTTCTGACGGCATACTTTTTTCAGAACCTTGTCTGTACCGTCAATCTCCACGGTAACTTCTGCGGTAATATCTCCGTCGATGTCATTGCCGTCCTTATCGTGCGGTCTGATTCCGGTGATCTCTCTGCCGTTCTCGTCACGGCATCCAAAAATATACTGAATTGCTCTTTTGATCGTGGACTTACCTGTTTCATTTACACCGGAAACCTCTGTCCGGTCGTATAAATCAGTGTCCACTACGTTAGAACCATAGAATTTGCAGAAATTCTGCAAAAAGGTGTGTTTAATCCTCATTTTTCCTATCCTCCCAAAGATATAAATACAGTGAATTAACAAACATATAGATTGAGACCGGCTTGTCTGTCTCATTGATCTCCTTGTATAGCTCTGTGCTTGGGTTCATCTTATCAACAACCCACTTGATCGCCCGGTACACGCTTTCCTTGGTTGTGCTGTGTTCCTCTCCGATAATCCGGTAGATTTCAGAAAGTCTTCTGTTCCGGTTCTCAAACATCAGCGTTTCAACCTCGATGATGTACTGGAATCCCGGCAAGTACTGTTTCAGCCCCAGTTCTACCAAGATTTTTCTTATCTTCCTTTCCATTTCCTCACTCCTCCGGCTTTCAGTCTTCTGTTACGTGGATCATGTTGTCCTCTTCGCTGATATACAAGATTCCTGCATCTAACAGTCTTGCAATCAGAATCTCATTCGCACGGACGATGGGGATAATCTGTCGCTTCTGCATAAAAATACTCCTTTCTTAACCATTTTTTCTTCCCGGTATTGCGGTTTACAATTCTGTAATAGAATGCTGTTTCACGGTCAACTTCCCATTCTTTCGGACTGTAAAATATCTTTCCGATGCACCCTTTGACGGTAAACCGCTTTTTGGCACTCATACGGTGTCCTCCGCAAGTTTTCCTTGATTCCACCATGAGAAATCACAAACGCTGTCCCTTGAAAAAGAAGTAGCACCATTAGTCCATGTAAATATTTCCCCACCTTCAAATTTTGCAAAATATCTAGGTTTCCAAGGGTCACTATCGGAATCTCTTACGTACACTTTCGTGTCCACAGGCACTTTCGACCAGTCAACAGGTGGTTCAACATATTCCTGCTCTGCCCATTCTTTGAACCTTTCCCTGCATCTGCTTTTATCACTCCATGCGCAATCGGAACAAAGTATTACATTGCAATCACATAACTTTCCTTCTTTGTCCACAGCTATCTCTATACTATCAAGTGCCATGTCAATAATCTGTTCCGCATACTTCTCTCTGTTCGTCATTTTCCATTCATCCTTTCCAGTTCTGCGCTCCTGGTTAATATCCAGTCTGCGTAATCACTTAATTCTGTCTTTGTAGCTGCGTTCTTCTCTCCGTGGTAAACCATGAGGACAATTCCTACATCACAGTACTTTTCAAATAATTCCGACAAGTAGTCGGCTCCCACATGGATATTGCCGTCCACAGAGTAGATGTCCGTCACTCCCAAACGTTCCATGCGGTCTTTATGCCATCTGTCAGAAATCTGCATCAGACCTTTGCAACCGCCACTTTCCACATCCGGTCTGCCGGAAGATTCTTTCTCGATCATTGCCATAAGCAGTTCCGGGCAGATGCCATATTCCTCACCGTACTTTACACACGATTCCTGCGCTTCCTCGGAGATAAAACTACCGGATGGCTGTGCTGTGGAAGTAAATGTGATGGAGAGTGCTATTATAATAGGAAGAAACATCTTTATTGTTGTTCTCATAGGCTTAATACCATTCGGATACGAACGTACCCAGTAAGTCACTGATAATGACATCCAAAAACATATTTGATCCGTCCTCTTCCTCTGCAATGTATGTCGTTAAAATTGCATTTGTAAAACTTACTCCATTACCCATTTCTACTTCAATATCTGTTACAGATACACCGTACGAAGCTTCTTCATCATAGAACAACTTCTGGAATGTGGAGGCACTGTCTACTTTTGTAAAGTACATTGCCTTCCCTTTGTTGTCCGTTGATGTAATTACACTGTTACTCAATTTCAAATATTTGTTTCCCATTCCTCTTCCTTTCTATGAGCAGTACCTCATTGCGTAATTCTTTACGATTCCCTCGAAAATTGCTTTCAACTGCGGTTTCTCATAAATAATTTGAATTTTAGTTGTGCCGTTTTTAATAGCTGTTTCGTTATTCCCTGCCTTTTTCATCTTATTTATCTTGTTCCTTTGAAGCATATTTAAGCTACAATGTGCTGTCGTTTCCAGTTCACCGTACAGCTGTCCATATAATGTCTGATATCCAATTCCACTCTTAACTGAAATCTCCCGTATCCTTCCATTTATTTCCGATTTCCAGTCTCCGATAGGCTTCGTGAAAATATCTTTCATGTTGGAGACAGTCTGCTCTATGCGGTTTACCTTTTCCGCTTGTCTCTTCTGTTCCAGCTCCTGTCTCGCCATACTTTCAGCCATTTGCATAACCATCTGCATCTGTGGAGAAAGTTGTGACCGATTTATTACTTCCTGTTTCGCCCTGTCCTCTATGGTGATAAAATACTGTCTTGCTTCTTTGCCCCTTGCAGAATGGCTTTCCATTGACAGATGTTTTGCAAAGTCGGTAGTTAGTCGGTAATCCTTGCATTCGTTACCGTTCGTCACTGTGACGAACCCCCACCAATCCTTGTTTTCTTCATAGAACTCATTCTGTTCAATGTTCCTTTTCGCCCATTTTGAAAAGTTGCTTTTCTCTCCGCTTAAGAACTCATACAGTGCTTTTGCGGTAGTCATTCCGTTTTCATCAACACCCAGTGCAATCTCAATTGGTGTTTTCATGTTTGATGTTTGTAATTCGTTCATTGTTCTCCTTTCTGTGGTATAATGTTCTAAAAAACTGGAGGTTTCATATGCTTCTCAAAATCGAAAGAAAAGTACTTAGAAAAACTGTAAAATCTTCTGAATGTTCCATTTCATTGTCTGAAATAGGGAATTACAATGGTGAAGATGTTTACCAAGCATTTTTATCCTTAAAGGAAAAGGGATATTTCACCATAGTTAGTTCATCCATAAATCGTGAAATGTTCACATTTACTTTGTCTTCAAAAGGAAGATTCTATAAAGAACATTTATTTCTCTCATTTTTGAGAAATATACTCATACCGTTTGTTGTAGCTTTAATAACTGCAACTGCCACATACCACTTAGAAAAAGTAGCAGATAGCTATTCCTACAGCCGCCCCAGCCAATGCACTTATGAACTGAACCAATGCAGTGATCCAAGGTTCTAATTTGTCAAGAAGATCTCTCTTCTGGCGGTAAGTCCATTTTTTCATTCATGTTCTCCTTTCATTGCATGAGAAACTGCATTACAAATGGTCGTATGCTGTTTCTCTTCATCATTCATGGACTTCTCAATTCTTTTCAGAGTACTGTCAATGCTCTTTAAGGTTTTGAGAAGTTCTCTCTCAAACTGGCTTTGCATAACAGTTCTCCTTTCCTATTCCAAGAAATACTCAATCGTCACCCCAAAGTAATCAGCAATCTTTTTCAACTTATCTGCTTTAGGATTGCTCTTCCCACTTTTCCAGTCGGAAAACAATGTAGGAGAAAATCCGAGGTCTTTCGCAACCTTATATGTTGTACAACCTCTAGCATCTAAAAGTTGCTTAAATTTTTTATACATCAAAACGCTCCTTTCTCTTGAAATTAGTTAGGAAATGCTATATAATAAAGTTGTCTCATTTATTGGCGTTTTTGAGACACTTCAAGTTCTGGCTAGGGCGATAGGAAATATTTTCTTATCGCCCTATTTTATTGCAATTTCCTAACTTTTATATTGCATTTTGTTAGGATTTCCTATATAATACTTTTTGGCGAAAATATTATGATAAAAAATTGGGATTTCCTAACTTGTTTTCAGTATAGTTGAGATATCCTTATTTGTCAATACCTATTTTTAGGATTTCCTAATTTTTTATGGGAAGGAATGTATGTACGAAATTTTTGAAAAGTTATTGAAAAAAAAGGGTGTCAAGGCTGCTGATGTGTCAAAAGCAACAGGAGTTGTTGCTTCTACGTTCTCAGACTGGAAAAAAGGTAAAAGTTCCCCTAAGATCGAAAAAATGGTAGATATTGCTCATTATTTTAATGTGAGTTTAGATTACCTCGCTACTGGAAAAGAATATAGATTTCCGAATCCGGATTTATCTGATGAATTTGTAGAATTGATAGACCTGTTCAATTCTTGTGACGAAGAAGGTCAAAATAGAATCATGGAATATGCAAGAATGGTTGCAAAAGAATATAAGAGATAAAAGTGGCATTATAGCCACTTTTTTCTTGCTGAAATTATGAAACTGTATATGAACCGCAAAAACTCATTGCTTTCTATATCAGAAATAGCTTCTACTATTTTCTCCTTATACTCTTCATTGCTCAAATTATTCATGTAACCCTCTCCCATCTCCTCGTGTTTCTCCTCACGAACTAAAGTAGCGAACAAACACATTGTAGAACATATGTTCTTAACAATCAATATATTTGACGCACGTTTTTTATTGTTGTAAAATATCAACAAAAGAGGGCGGTGAAAACGCCAATAAACACCGCCCTCGCCAGAACTTGAAGTCCCTTGAAACAAGGGATGTTACAAGTGTATCATGTGAAAGGGGGATAAAAAACATGATGAAAAAAGACCGAATCAAAGAAATATCGACACATCTATCAGTCAACAGAGTAAATTATATGGTAAGTTTTCGTGGGAATCTCCATGAATTTCTAAATGAACCGGACATGACGGTTTACAAGCTTGCTGATGAAGCTAATTTGCCTTATTCTACGCTTAATTCACTACTATACGGTAATTCTAACGACACGAAGCTATCGACCGCTGTTGCGCTTGCTAGAGCCTTTGGAATCAGTGTAGATGAACTGGTAGGTTGCGGCACTATGGAAGATAAGATGTTGGAATCTGTCAAGATATGCCGCAGTCTGCCGGAACACTCTCTGTACCTTATCCGCTACTTCATCCGTCACCAAGATAAAATCTATTCCAGTCTTGAAAAATCACACAAGTATATTTCTGTCCTTAAACCGCAACTTGTGAATGGAATTATAGCCACCACAAACGCTGTAGAACCTATTTGCATAGACAAATTACCGGAAGATATAAAATCCAAGGCTTATATCGGTGTGAAAATTCCTTGCGACTACTATATGCCGTTTTATCTGCCTGGGGAAATTATTCTCCTTGCAGCGGATCGTGAACCGCAATACGGTGAACGATGTATTGTGACCAGTAATGGTGGGATATATATTGTCGTGAAAACCCATATAATTGAAGATGGTGTAAGAAAATGGAGATATGTTCCGCTCATGTCTCCGAACAGTATACTCCCGGAACACATAGTTGATGACATAATAGGATATGTGGTTGGTTTCGTAAACAATGACGGTGACTGGGGAATCAGATAAATAGATTAAGAGCATGGCTTTTACACCATGCTCTTTTTTGTTGTTATTTCGCAAATATTTTTTATGACTACTTCTGTAAATGGCAAGTTAAACCAGAACACCGATTTGACTTTAGTCAATTGTGTATCATGGGAATCTGACAATACAATTTCAAAAATAGGTAACAGAGTATTTGTAACGTTAGGCGTACAAATTACATCTGAGCAGTCTAGCGGATCATTAATTATTGCCAGTATTGCAAGGACATATTACCCTAAAACTACGTATGTTAGAGCAAATGCAGCAGGTGGTACAAATGGCGATAATCACATGCTTTATATTAATAAATCTAATGGCGTAGTAATATTAAATCTTTCGACAGAACGGTATTATTCTGCCAGTTTCTCATACTTGGCAAATTAGGCTATTTATATGCTACAACAAAATTTAGGGTAAATGTTGCGTCATTACTTACAGTAGCAATTTGATATGCATAAAAATTACCATTAATTGAAAGACGCACATTAACAGCCCAATTACAGTTTACGAACACGCCAAATACGTTAGCATTACTTGGTAATCCAAAGTCAGATAAAGATCCTAATAATGACTGTCTATTTGTCACTAGCAGAGTAACAGATGTTGATATTGATGCAAATTTCAAACCACTTAACTTGCCATTTACATCACTTAATCCCCCAGTGATAGTCCCATCGCCAATAGTCGAAATATCGGTAGTTCCGATAAGGCCTATAAGTGATTTAAGGTTTTTTACAGCCAGTTTAAGTTTCCCAAAAATAGATGATAACTTTTCTCCTGTCGTTAATTCCTCTAAAGTTGTTGCTTCTTCAAACACCGCAGTCAAATTACTACCGTCACCAGTTTTGGTCAAATAGTTTGTCAAATACGTTTTAGGAATTGCATCTATTTTTTTATCAACGCTTGTTTTGTCATAATAATTTGTCAAATCAGAAACTTTTTTTGTAATGTATCCTACATCATTTTCTAATTCGCTAACTTTTGTTGGTATTCCTCCTGTTTGCTGTTTTGCTTGTTCCATATAATACTTTGCATTATCGGTATCTTCTCCTTCTCTTGTTCCGGTTCCACCTACGGCATAAGATTCAGCCAATACAGATTTTGCATTTGCGGATTGCGCATAAGCAGATGCATTTGCGGATTCTACTCTAATATCTGCTAAATAATTAGGCTGAAGCATATCATCTGTTACTGATCCTGTTTTTATCGAAAAAGAATAAGTCTTATTCTTTCCAGTACCAGTCACGGATACAGCTATGGTTGCAGAATCTTCAAATGTTAATACCGGAACCATAGAACCAATATCAGCTGTAAACTGTGTTCCATCTTCTGTAGTCATGGTAATGATTCCGTCATCAGACATGGAAAAGCCAACAGGTATTTTTTTCAATGTTAAGGTCAAAAATAATTTTTTCACCGTTGTATTTTGTAATAGTAATAACACCGGTTGTTTCGTCCATAGTCCAGTCTGCAATGTTTCCGTTTATTGAAGACTTGTCTACTTTTAAGGCATCCTGTGATATGATACGGTTGTCCAACGCATCAATAGCAGAATCCATCTGATTAAGATGGTATGCATCTAAATCCGTGTTTTCACTTGGATAATCTTCCCAGTTAATTCTGGTATAAACCTTATTCAACGCCATCTGCAGATACCTCGCTTTCCTCTTTCATAATCTGCATATCTGATAACTGTTTAGTCTCCGAATACACTTCATACAGTACAAGCCTTTTCACCTCGATAGGCAACGGTGTTTGATTTAATACTGTCACAAGGTTGCTTTTTAATTTCTTAATCTCAAAGTTTGCTGCCATATCAATTCTCCCTTACATAGATTTCTTTTCCTTGCTCTTCTGCATATGCATACAGATTTTTGCACAGTTCAGATACCTCATATCCGCTCTGTGCAACCACTGTATCCGACATGTCAATAAGTTGCTTCATAAACTCTTCAAAACCATCGCCATCTTCCGTGCTAAACAATGTGGCATTTATTTCCGTAAACGTGGAAATTCCAATGGTAAAAGCTATATATTGCTGAATTTCTTGCCTTTCTTCCATTACTTCTTTCATTGTTTTTCCAATAATCGTTTGAAGAATAAATATTTTTTTTACCATAATAAATCTCCTACGTCATAAGTGTGACAATTCCAGATGTTGCAGTGAGCAAACCTCCAAGTGATGAAACTCCTGTAATAAAATTAACATTATATCCAGGATAATCAGCAACATTGGCTGTTTGTGTTACCAAAGATACATCTGATACGGTTCCATTTATATAATTTCTTGTGACACTTAATGTGGCACTTGTCAGTACTGTCTTACTGCCTAATATTCGAGAAGTTGTTGATATGTTTTTTACATATTGTGAATTATATGTTGCTCCATTTCCTACCACTAAAATTCCGCTTACACTTACCATTGAAGCATCAATAGTAAGATATTGTCCCAATCCTTTTATAGATCCTGTGCTTTGCAATAGTTCGTTATAAAATTTAATTTCACCTGATGATACTTCTGTGTAACTTCCGTCTTCCCCTATAGACTTAAAACTACCAGTCATTACTGCGTTTTTAGCTGTTATAGTTCCATCTGCTGATATGCTACAGTTATCTGCTTCCAATACAAAACGGTTTCCAGAAATACTTACCTGTCCACTTTCAACACTTAACTGAGAACTGACATCACCTTTTGATACTTTTAATTTGATTTGGTCTGCCTGCAAAGATATTGCCGCTGCCAATTCTACTTCTGTATCTGTTGCCCTTTTCGCTTCTGCTTCAATTTTTCCTGCATTTTGCGTAATTTTCGTATCCAATCCGCTCTCTACATCCTTGATCTCAGACCGGGTCTCTTCTACATTCCGTTCTAGTTCATTAGTCTTTCCACGGAGTTGAATTATACTTTTGTTAATTCCATTTACTTGTTCACTGTACTTTGGAGATTTTCCGCTTGCTGATATGGTGTCTTTCGGTTGTTGGATTCCTTTGTATGTTCTGCTCAACACATAGCTTTCTATGATTTCTTTAGCCGTATATACATTGACTGCTTCTCCAAGGCTCAAACAAGGATTTCCTATTTTTTCACAGTTATAAGGTCTATATTTTACAACTTTAATAACCTCATACAGATTTCTTGCAACCGTTTCTAGGGCATCTGCACCCATTCCATAAACAAGGAAATTATCTTGAAGAATATAACTGTTGTCGTTCTCGGTAATCTCTGCATCCGGGTAAACTGCACCAATATCATTTTCTGATTGTCTTATCTGCACTTTTGTAACTTTTTGGCAAACAAAATCTTCATATTTAACTGATTTGTATTTTCCACCAGTAACCTTTTCTTTTTCAGAACCTTTTCTAGGGTATAATCCTTTCTGTGGATATAATCCTTTCTGTGGATATAATCCGGATATTATTTCTTTAAGGAAAACATATTCAAATTTTCCATCATGGTTAATGTGGCCAAAACATCCGTTTATTGAGCAGATTGCTTCCATGACCGTCTGGCCAGAAAGTTCGCTTGGTTTGATTGTTTCTTCCACTTCCATGCTGTCATTAGGTAATGTGGTTGCTACTTGTTCAACACCAAAATATGAAAAAAAACTGTCTCTGAACTGCTTTAAGGTCAGAGGAAATTTCAACCCGTTATACCAGGAAGATACTTCTGATTCTCCAATATCGTATATAACGTCATATGCCGTCACATTTCTGTAACGCTTATCATCTGTTGGTTTATCGGAAATGACACGGTATTTTCCGAAAACAAACGGTGTGTCAGTATGTCCATTAATCACAGCAGAAACATTTATCTGTTTCCCAATCATGCTTGTGAACACGTTGGAAATTTTGAATTTTAACTGTGATGCATTGCACTGTCCAAATGTAAGGTAATCATCATCACATAGTATTTCTTTTAATTCAAACTGTTCAAAATGGATTTCGCTGTTGGTGATTTTTACAGACTTGTCCTCTGTTTCAATCGTGATTTCCTTTTTGGATGCACTTTTATCAAACAAATCCGCATAGGTATAGTTACTCATTCGCTACACCTCCGACAAATGAAAATTCTATCTGATTGTATTTAATCTCTCCGTCATAAGTTCCGTAGATTGTAGGTTTTATATCAGCCATATATCCATATTGTGTGACATATTGACCTAAAAATGGAATGTATGCCGTGATATTACATCCTTGTTCCGTTGCATCAATAAAGTTGCTTCGTATCCCGGACAGTAACTCTTGCAAATCGTCATCCGTCAGCATCGCAGGCGTGGAAAAATCAACACTTAATGCTTTTAGCTCCACAGCATTTCTATGTACGTATCCATTTGCATCAGTCCACGGGTCTACATCTTGCATATTTATAGCCGGCTGATAACTTTCAGCGGCTATAAATCTTGACTGGTCAATAACGTAATCTCCAATTTTTAAAAGCCATCCTTGATATGCTGACATACGCCCACCGCCTTATTGCATAAAAATATACAGCACCCATCCAGAGTGCTGTCTGTGTTAAAATACATATACATTCTTGTGTTTTTGGTTAAATTGCTCTTGACCGTATTGTCTTGCTGCAATTCCAATTTGATCGGTTGTTATTCCAAACTCTTTTTCAAGGATTCCTTGCAGTAGCTGATTATTCTGTTTCAGAAGTGCAATTTCCTGTTGTGCCGTGGAATTGATGGCATCTTTGATTCCAGTGATTTCCACTCCACCGGCAACCGCTGTCTTTCCGCCTACTGTCCCGGCAATCTCCGGTACACCGTTTTCTCCTGCCATAAACATTGTGTATCGACTTGGCACGTAACCACCGGTATCAAATCGAGGAATGGTAACATTTTGTATTAAATCTACTCCACTCCAACTGTCTCCAGTTATATTTGCACCCCAAGAAACAATTTTATTAAATCCTTTTAATGCAAAATTTATACCGCTTATGATAAAATTTAATGTACTTTCTATGTTTCCAAGTACTGCGTTCATTGCACTTTTTACACCTGATTTTATTCCGTCCCACAAGTTTGTGAAAAATCCTGAAATCATTTCTGTTGCATTCCTCCATTTATTTTGTAAAGGAGTTATTATATTTGTCGAAAACCAATCCGTCACTTTTCCCCAAATGGTTTTTATATTTCCCCATGAACTTGAAAAAATATTTGAAACTGTTACTCCAAATTCTGTGAATTTCTCAGAAACCGGCTCAATTATATTAGTGCTAAACCATTCAGATACTACACTCCATATTGACTTTATGTTTTCCCATAAAGATGAAAACAATTCTTTTACATTATTCCATAAATTTGTAAAGAAATTTACAATAGGAGTTATAACATTTTCTGAGAACCATTCCGATGATATTATCCAAACTGCTTTTACAACAATCCATAATCCGGTAAAAATCTGATTAACTCTGTCATAAATTCCTTGAAATACATTCTTTATAGGAGTTGCAATATTTGTTTCAAACCATGTAGTAATATTTCCCCAGACAGAAGAAACAAAATCTTTTACTTCCCCTATTTTATTTTTTATTGGAGTGAATATTTTCTCTGAAAACCATTCTGGAATTCCAGAAAACCATTCTTTTATTTCTTCCCAATGGTCTTTTACTACAACTACTACCGTAGCAACTGCTGCTACAACCGCTGCTACAATTCCGGCAACTAATGCAGGTGCTCCTAAAAGTACGGCTCCGACAGCTGCTAAAGCGGTTCCAATAACCATAAGTATCTCATTTAACCAGCTGAAACCTTCTTTTAGCATTTTTACAAAATTTACTACTGCTGTTACAGCCCCAACAGCAGTAGAAGCTATTCCTGCAAACGTTGTCGCAAATGCAGCTATGGAAGATGCTGAACCGCCAAATACTCCGGCTATTGCTTCGCTAAATGACATTCCATTAAATAATCCTTCTATTACAAGTCCTATTTTGGTTGAAATGCTTGCTATCCCACGTTTTATCCATCCTAGTAATGCAATTCCGAAACTTGTACCCTCTTTAGCACCCATTGACGAAATTAAAGACTTTTTAATAGCTGTCCATAAAATATCTCCCAAGCCAGTGAATTTCAAAAGTCCTATTGCTGTTAGAATCGTAGTTTCAATCGGTGCAGCATCAAAACTTCCTTTCCATAGGTCTATTGCCGCATCTATGGCAGTTTTTATGAAATTTCCGGCAGATGTAAACACAGCAGTCCAGTCAATACCGGCAAGAAACTGTCCTATGTTTTGTCCAATCTGATACCAGTCTACAGATGCAATAGCATCGGACATCCAGTTAAATATTCCTGTGACAATACCGGATAAATCTTGTCCTGCTTCGAAGAAATCACCATTGAATAAATCTTTGAATAACTTTTTCACAGGCTCAAGAAGTTTTTCTATCTTATCAGCCCAGCCAAGAGCTGTATTCTGCATCTTGTCAAATGCTTCCTGCCATACTTTTTCGTACTCTGCAGTAGCATCCATGATTTCCTTGGTAAGGTCAATTCCTGTTCCACCAGCGCCACTTCCGGAACCACTGGATTTTGGAGTTGAAATAACTTTCAGTTTGTCAAATTCACGTACTCCGCTCTTTGCATTTTTTGCACTTGTACCAACTTTATCCAGTGCATCTGCCGTGTCTTCCAACTCTTCATTGTACCCGGATACACCTTGACCGAATGACGAAAAGTCAATCTTGATTCCCAGTAAATTTGCCACACTGACAAGCAGTCTCTTAATCGCAATTACCACACCATTAATAACAGGAAGTACTTTCTGCAATACCGGAATAAACAACTGACCCAGTACCATGCCGGCTTCTTTTACGTTGTTGGTAAACTGACGAATCATGTTACTTGGAGAATTAATTGTATTCGCCAAGTCTCCCCATGATACTTTGGACTGGTCTAAGATTGCCAGTAGACGCAACTGCTGTTTCTCTGCCTGTGACATTTCAGATACAGCCTTTTCAATGCCGTATCTGTAAGCATAAGTCTGCAGTGTGGCATTCGTGATATCAATACCATACTTATACAGTGCTCTTGACTGACCAATCAAACCGGACTGTAAGTTTGTTGCAACTGTACTGTAATCCACGTTAAACAGAGAGGAAATATCCCCGGCAAGCATTGTCATGGACTTTGAAATTGCCGTAGTAACTTCTCCGGTCTGCCCTAAAGAGTTGGTAATAGATGCAAGTTGTGAAGCGTACTGCGTAATCTCCTGTAAATTCAGTCCCAGGTTCTTCATTCCGCTTTCAGAAATCAATCCACCATCTACATCTACTTTCAGACCGGACATTTTACCAAGCAGTTCATTTACACGGCTTCCAAAACTCTGCGCATAATCCTCTGCGTTGTCGTAACCGAATTTTTCAAAATCCTTGCCCCATTCCTTGCCTACTTTGTTAAATGCTACCGTGTAGTAGTTAAATGCTTCGATATAGTCCGTAGTTCCCTCTATGGACTTCCACAGACTTTTAATTCCACGGATCACAAGGAAATATGTTGCGTAGAATCTGCCGAAAGCCGCAGCAAGGCTAAATGTGCTTTTCGTGGCTCTTCTTGCGCTTACCGTATAGGTGTTCAGATTACGTCCTAAAGAGTTTGCGGCTCTCCCGGATGCTGCACCGGTAGATGCCAGTCCTGCCAGTGCGTTTGTCATTCGGATAATGTTCTCACTGACATTTGGAACGGTTGAAAGAGTTGTAAATAACTGCTTCAAATTCTTTGCCAGTAAAGGAATGTTCGTGATTGCTCTGCCGGATGCCACACCACCAAGTCTTGAAATCGAAGATGCTATGCTAGCAATATCCACTACTCCATCTACTTTAGTTCCTGCCATGTCAGCAGAAAAAGTCTTCAGTGCAGATGAAATCCTGCTTAATCCGCTTGTATCTATTTTCCCCATTCTGTTAATGGAATTTGTCAATGTGGAGATATTCTTAATACCGCTCGTATTCATGGAACTGGCGGCATTTGCGATACTCTGTATGCTATTAGAAATGCTTGTCAGTTTGGATGTATCAATAGACAAGCTTCTCTGAAAATTCGTAAGACTTGATGCAAGTTTATTCAGCGCATTAGTTGCTTTGTTCGCATCCGCACTGATTTTTATTTGAAGATTATCAATATCTGCCATACTGCACCGCCTTTACCGAAATAAAAAAGGAAGTGTCTGCCACTTCCAAGAAAAAGAGCGGTAAGCTGTGACACCTACCGCTCCTAAAATTACTTTTTGAGATATGCCCTTGTAACCGCACCGACTTTTCCATCTACAGTGATTCCAACACTCTTTTGGAATGCTTTTACTGCATCAGAAGTGGTTTTTCCAAAATATCCGTCAATGTTCGTCTTACCTTTCGCATTTACAGACGGCATAAAGCCTTTCCTTACAAGTTCGTACTGCACCCACTTGACATCATTTCCCTTCATCATTGCCAGACGCTTGTAATAAAGAAGTCTTTCCGGCTCTGTATAAGGGTTTCTATATCTTGTAGAATCCTCATATACGGCATCTAACTCCTTGTACCATACATTCATGTCTACATTGCCTACAATGCCGCCTACACGACCTTTAGAAGTATACTGCCATCCTACCATGTTCGGTACTTGCGGTTGATACTTCACATTACACTTGCCGTTATTCTTGCCGTACCGTGCAATCCACATAGGATAACTCACACCGCCATAAGGCTTAATGTATGTCTTGTAAAAACTTTCCCCAGTGTATACACCGAATGGCAATCCTGCATCGGTGATTACCTTTCCGTAAGCATTGATAATAGAAATAATATTTTTGCCAAGACCTTTCATAACGGCATCTTCAACATCAAGATATACTGTTACTTTTCTGCCATTAAGAATAGTAAGCACTCTTCTTGCATCAGATCGTGATTTTGCAACCGTTGTAATATATCCGTATTCATATACTCCGTGCACATGGACATTGTGCTCTTTACAACCTTTCCAGTTCTCTTCAAACTTCTTGTCCGGGTTCAAATCCTTACGGATGACTTTCAAAATAGCAAAATCAATACCGTTCTGTTTTACCGCCCACCAGTTAATCGTCCCCTGGTATGAGGACACATCAATTCCTGTTAAACTCATGTTTGTTTCTCCTTTTTGGGATGTGATAATTCAAAATTAGCCTGCATTGCCATAAGTCCTGCAAGGAACGCTTTCCTTTGCTTCTGAATTTCTTTTTCATTATTAGCAATGTCAGCACGTTCTATAATAGGCTTGTCAATATACTTCGATTGTGCTTTTCGACCGTTTAGGCAATGGTCTACGGCAACAGATGTTGCTGCTAGTCCATATTCTCCCCACCACATCCACATTTCTCTGTCTCTCTGCTTCATTTCTAGCTTGTACGCTTCTGCATAAGGCTCTAAATCCGCAGGGCAGGAAGAATCTATATCTTTTACTGTAAATCCGTATCCTTTTGTGCATAAAAGCCACATAGGACGTACTTCTTTACAGTATATTTCCCATGTTAGTTCTCTGACTTCTCCGGTGCTTTCTTGGAGTTCTTCTCCTGCTCCTGTTTCAGGAGCTTCGCTAAAAAACCGTTTTCAAGCAGTTCTCCTTGCACATCAGCAAATAATTTCTGAATGTCAGATTCGTCAGAATCGAAATAATCATCAAGCATGGAATAAACCTCGCTTAACTTTGCTTCTTTCTGCTCTTTGTTGTAAGGGTCGAAACCGTATTCATCAGAGTGGTATTTCTGTAAACCTACAAGAATCAGTTCCGGCAGTAACATGAGAATGTTATTCACGGATTCAATGCCGTCTTCCTGCTTTTCAAGGTTTGCCAGTTTCTTAATAATGTTGTTTTTTACGGTTGCTTCGTAACCAAATTTAATGTTCAGTTCCTTTTCTCCAAATTTTACTTTCAGCATATTTTATCCTTTCCCCAACATTTTGTTGGAAAGGAGCCGCCCGAAGACGGCTCTCTTTTTGCTAAATTAATGTTTCATCTACCGCTTCATCAAAGTCAGCCACGGAAGTGTTATTTGTTTCTGACTGACTTGCTATTCCCCCGTTGTCAGTGCAACGGTAGCATCCAATCCCTTGTATTCCTCAATGGTAAGATTCATTTCGATCGTCAGAAGTTCATTCTGTCCGATCTCTGGCTGTGGAATCTGCTCAGGTGGCTGTGCCACAACGAAGAAAGATTTCTCTTCTCCGGGAATGACAGTTTCAAACCACATTCTGTTTCCACCAGTAAGAGCCTTGTAGGCTGTGATAAGTGCAGTCCATTCAGCCACGGTCTCTGATGTAAAGTTGACTGTGACTGCAAAAGATCCACCAGTATCTGCACGACCTTTTACATATCTGGTGATTGCATCTTCTAACGCAGAAGCATCAATCTGTTCCGGTTCAATGTTGATGCCGCCAATGGCATTAATTCTTGTAAGTTGCTTAAAACTTGTAGGTTTTATTCCGGCGGTTGTCTCTGTACCATATCCGAAAGTAATACCTAAAGTAGAAATTCCGGCTGCTGCCATAATTTATACCTCCTTAAATTTGCATAAAAAAATAGAGCCATATGGCTCTAATAGTTACAATGTATCATCAGCACCTACTGTTCTTCTGAACCGTGCAGTGCTTCTGTATGTGTCCTGCGAAGTATTATTGAACTCTGGCATGGAAGTTATTTGAAATCGCAGACGTTTGAAAAGTCCGGCAACCGTAGACATGATAGCTTCGGCTTCTTCTTGACTTTTGTTGGTTATCACATCCACCTGGTATGATGCTGTGATTCCATTAACAGAACGTGCTTCAAGGTCTTGTCCTGTCTCTGCGAACGGCATAGCATGAAAGTACACCGTAGGGAATGTAGGGTCTGACAAATCCTTGCTTTTGTCCGTCACATAAGCTTTAGGATGGCTCTGCGGTATCTTCATTTTTAAGTACGATGCAATCTTGACTTTGAAATCTGATACCCACTGATATTCATTATCCACTACCAAACACCACCTTTGCTGTCTGTGATACAATATCACGAAGTTCTATTGCAGTCAGGTACATAAATGGTCTTGACGGCATACCTTCCGTAAAATACCATTTGCCATCATCCGCAGGATAAAACCACCCATATCTCCCATCCGCAAGTTGCCTGATAGTTTTACCGCTTGCATACTGCCAGTCAACACCTTCTGGTAGTTGATATGGATATGGCGACTGCTTTCCAACAACACCAGTACCAAACTCTACGAAAGCCGCATGGTCTGTACCTGCAACCACCGCCCAAACACCGCCACCTTTTACGGATCCAACATATTCCGAATGAATGCTTTGCAAAAGTTCCGATGTAAATATAGCATCAAGGTCAGCAATTTGGACCCTAGCAATCTCTACGCCCTTTTCTGCCAGTGTTTCAGCCAGTAGCCTACATTTATACTCTAAGCTATTTTCATAGTCTCTAAGAGCCTTTACAGCCGCTTGTATGGACTTTTGGTCAAACAGGTTGATATTGATTGTCTTTTCCATATCACTTCACCGTCTTTTGCAACAAAAACAAATCTGCTGTCAGTCCCTCGTCTGCAACACCTTTGACAACATAGTCCGCAGTCTTGTTGTCCACAAGTCCGTCATCGTCACGGCCTACTTCTGACTTCTTCCAGATAACGTCCCCTGCCTTAATCGGCAAATAGCCTTTGTCGGTCACAATCTGACAGTACGAACTGGAATCATCAATACCAAATTCTTTTACCAGTACTTCCGACAGCTTATTACTGATGTTGGCAGAAAAAAGGACGGGTTCAGAATATCCAGTAGTTTCTCTCAAAACCACTGGAATCCTTTCTCCGTCCATCTCGATGTACTTTATTTCTCCGTTTTCGTCCCGGTCATAAATCGTGACTTTTTCTCCCTGCCGTGAGTACTTCATTTCCTGCTTGTTAATGTCAAGCATCTTTCTTCACCTGCTTGTAAATCTGATTTACACCAGTGCTTGCCAAACCGGAAACAATTCCTACCGCAATCGCATTCAGTACATCATTTGCCGGGAAATCCGGAATAACATACATTCCTACTACTCCGAGAATGCCACCGACAATGCCGACAACAACCGGGATGTAGTTATCCTTAATAACCGGAATCAGCTTCGCTCCAATACCGGCAAGATAGCAAATAACCACGATTGCAACACAAGTTCCTACCTGTGAAAAATCCATCATTCCTTACCTCCGTTCTCTTTAATGTTAAGTCTTTCCTCAATTCCATCAAGTCTATGATGCGCAGATGCCGTACTGGCTTCAACCTTTGCCAGCTTCTGTTCATGCACTGCAAGCTCTTTCTTCATCTCTGAACGCTCGCTTTTCATTTCATTGATAGTATCAAGGATGGTATCCAGTTTCATGTTGATGCGTGTGTTTTCTTTCACACGTTCCTCAATATCCTTTGTGTCTGTTCTTTTGCTGTTTTTCATACCAATGTAGACGGAAAAACCGAGTGATAACACGCTTATAATGATTGCTGTAGATAACTCTATAGTCACATCATATACCGCCTTCCTTGTTTGTTGGCACACCGCCCACCACCCTTAAAGTGTGCCGCCTGCAACCTTATTACTGGAATCAGTAACATGGTCACGCACAATCTTCTAAACCCCTCGATTTCGATGGGGTTATAAAACTTTTGCAAATGGAAATACACCCACAAACAGTTCTTCCCGGTCTCTCCATGTTCTCGACACTCCATTCTCTGAATAGCTTGCCATGAAGTTTTCACCGGCTTGCGATCTGTCATACACGACAAGATTAACCACCACGGACTGAAATTTTTTCATATCCGCAGCAATCTTCTCTTCCGTGTAACTTTCCGGGTACATTCTTTTTGCTCTGATGTCGGCTTCTGCTTGACTGATAAGTTGTTCCAAAATAGGATTTTCTTCCAAATGGTCAAACACGACCTTGGAGCTTTCAGAATCACTTTTAGAATCAATATTAAATTGTTTCAGACGGATTTTTACTTGCTCCAAAGTCGTATATTCTGCCATTTGTTACCTCTTATTCATCCTTTGCAGTTACCGTAGTAATACCTGCCTTTACTGCTCTGTAATTAGGATCACACTCGATAATCATAATTTCCTTGCCGGTTGTTGCTTCAATTTCAGAAGTGCCATCCCAAGTAGCATACGTCTTTACATTTCCAAGATAAGAAGGTAATTTACAATCATCTGCTACCTTGTATTTGTAAGAATTGTCGCCGCTTTTTGCAGGGGAAACGCTTACTTTCGTGTATCCATTAGTTGTTTGGCTTGCAGTGCTGTTCACTACCAATGTATCCAAACCGCTTTCTCCTTCGGTTAAAGTACCGATTACGATTCCATAAGGGTTAGGAATTACAGGAATAAACACGCCACTAGCCTTAGTCCACTCAGCAACCGGATCAGGAGTTGCCCACTGGGAAATAGTAATGAATTGCTTTTTGGATAAGCTTGTAAATGCGCTTGCCTTTTCTTCTTCCGGAGTTACGCCCCAAAGTCCAGTACCAATCTTTCCGTTTCCAGTAGATACATAAAGAGTAAATACATTATCCGGTAAAAATCTCTTGGGAGTTCTCGTTGTATTTTCCTTGTTGGCAATTCCGTACATATCATCATCAATTACCATGTTCAGACCATACAGGCTAAGTAACAGATTTGCCACTTCTGCCGGAGTAATTGCCATTCCAACGAAATTAACTCCCTTAATAGCTTTCATGATTCCTTCATTCTTAAGCATATAAGAGCGCATTTTGGTAGAAGTCAGTGCGGTATTGACAACATATCCTTTGTCAAGAGCCATCTGAACCATGTCTGCAATATCTCCAAGGATATCATGGGTAGGATCTTCCCAGCCTTTTAGTGCCTTGAACTTATTTACTTTGAAGTCAATAGCAAAATTGAGACCATTTTCGTTAATGGTCATCTTACCAGTAGACATAACCTCCATTTTTGCGATTTCAGTTCTTGTCTTAACAGAATCAGACAGCCGACCCATATCGTCATATACATAGTCAATCAGGTTGCTTTCTCTTACGCCATGATTCAGCAACTGGCGTAATCTTTCAGACTGGTTGATTTTTTCCTTAATCAGCAGCTTTTCTATGCTTACTTTTTCAAATCCAGGTCTTACACCAATAGCAGCCTCGGTATCAAATGCGTGTACCATTGCTGCGGTAGGAAGATCCATTCCCTCGGAAAGTCTTTCGTACTCTGCTTCAAGGTTCTCGGTCTTGATATCAGGGAAAAGACGGTCACCTACATAATTTCTTGCGATAGAATAGTTTTGGGAAAAATCCAATCTATCCTTGTCTGTAATCATAGATAATACACTGGGCATATTTATTTACCTCCGTAATTTAATCAAAATAGATGCCATTTGCCTTAAGGGCAGTCTCCGCACCGCTGTCAACAGTTACAGGAAGATTTTCCTTAATTACTCTTCCGGCAATGATTACGGAAATAGGCTTTTTTTCGTCATCCGTAATATCAACATCCTCAAACACAATTCCCTTCGCAGAGGAATTATTTGCGGGAACTACGGTTCCAGCTTTAATGATTTTCTTATCATCTACCTGTGTTGCCATTGCTTGTGTTCCCTCAAAAGTTTTTAACACAAGTCCGACTTCACTTGCTAAAATGTTTACACCAGAAGTGTAAGTAGTGGTTTTCATGTAAGCCATAACGTTTATACCTCCTTGCTTACTGTTCGATTACATAGCGCTGATTATATTTCTTTGCCATTTCAGCACCTTTACTTTCAGTTCCATCACCACCGCCAGCACTACCACCGCCAGGATTTGTGGTTCCGTTTGCGATTTCCTGCTCTTTAGCCTGTGCCGCAGCAGTCTCTTTATCAGAGATAATTTTTCCGAGTACTTCGTAGTCAAAACTGCCGTCATCTTTGATAACCTGTGATGCCTGTTCAGCAGAAATGTTAAACTTGGATGCCGCATTGCTTCTCTGTTCCGCAATAGCCTGTGTCTTTTCAAGTTCTGCGATTTTTGCATTTGCAGAATCAAGGTCTTTTTGCAGTCTTTCCGAATCGGATAAACCCTTATCTTTCATGGCTGTGTATTCCTTTTCCAACTCACGCAGTCTTGTCAACTCTTCACTGTTTTTGTTTGCCTTTGCGTTTGCTGCCTGAACATCCTTGCTATTCTCAGCAATGATTTTTTCAATCTGTTCATCAGTCAAACCCATAGCTGTCAGTTCTTCTCTCTTCATAAATTACCTCCGTTATGTCCTACGAATTTTTATACGGTGCAACGACACCGATCGACATTGCCGGTTTATACGCTCACGGCATTGCGAATTTTTATAAAATAAAAACAGCTACCTATTTCTAGGCAACTGTCTTATTTTGCATTTGTTTTACAATTTCTTGTGCTTTTGCCATCTGCTCTTCCATGTTGATAATGTCAGCGGTTTTCCACAGAGCATCAAGGTAAGGTTTGGAAAGGTTGAAAGTCTTTTCGCAATCTCCCCAAAGTCCAACCGTTTTGATTGCAATAAGAGGATGAATACCACACTGCAGAAGTTGCAGTAATGTCTGCGACTTGGTATACATATTATCTTGTGGACTGTGGTTAATCTGCACATCAAAATCTCTAAGAGTGATTTTCAGATCCTCTTTCTTAATGCGGATAACATTTAGCGCAACCTTGGCCAGTCTCTTCTCTGCTGTCTTAACAACCGGATCCTTAAGCCTTGCTCTTGATTTTGAAAAATCCCATCCGTTTCTCAGCTCAACCGCACCCTGCGTATCACCGCCAGTGTTTCCTTGCTTGTTCGGTATTCCCAAAATTGAAAGTGCGCTGTCTGTTAAATCATCCTTGGAAACCTGTGTCTGTGTTTGGTCAAGCTCCTGAGACATAACGTCCACATCGGACTTATTATCTTTATTGATGGACTTTACAACCAACGCATGGTTCATTTTCATTTTTTTGAACTCTTCTTCGTCAATCTCGCAGTTTACAAATTTGTACCATGCCTGGATAAACTGCTCTATACCATCCATTCTGTTTGACTGCGTATTATTGATTGCATCCAGAAGGTCTATAACAAGTTCAATATCAGACAATCGCTCATGGTTGTTCGGAAATTCTACAATCGGTATTCCACCAAATCCGTGAAGTTTCCATGTATCAGGAACAACCGCACTGTTTTTTATCTTACATTCACAGGATTCCGTGTAGCAGAGTTTGTACCACTCGCCGTTTTCATCTTTTAATTCCTGTACCGCCAAAATCGGTTCTTCGGAACTGCGGTTGTAAATGACAAACGTGTTCAGGGGATTAGGTGCAACCACACGGATAGGAACATCTCCATTCACAATCTGAATAGCTTTGAATGATGTTCCGGTTGCCGACTGCCACTCACCAGCTTTTATGTCCTTCTCATGCTTATTTGCATCTGCTAAGTAATCGTTCAGTTCGTCTACTGCCTTATTTACAGCTTCATCATCTTTTCTGCTGACAAACTGAATAGGCTCTCCGTAAGTCTGACCGACCTTGAACTGTACCCACTCATAAGCATGATTCTCAACGATTTTGTTTGTTATATCCTCATTTGACAGCTTTGTTCTGTATAGTACCGGCTGATCTCCTTTGTAGTACTCCCACAAATACTTGATAACTGACTTATTGTAATTAAAAACACCGATGCAATCACCAACAACCTTTACAATGTTGTCTTTGGTTATCTGCTCCACATCCGTATATGCAATTTTTCTACCGTGACAACCCTTTACAAGGTCTTGAAATTTCATAGTGTTCATATTTTCACCTACATAAATGTCATTCCGCTGCTTTGGTCTCTTTTTGGAAGTTTCTTGATCTCACGTTCTCCGGTCTCCGTATGGTAAACAACCATCTTATTGCAATTCCGGCACTTATATGTCTTGTCGATATGCGATTTTGCACTACATTCACCGACTAACCGTCCGCATCCCGGACAGTACACTCTAATTTTTTGGTTAAAAATCATAAATACCTCTTTTCTGCGCACAAAAATACCGCCCTTGCTGATAAGAGCGGTACTTCTGGAGTCTTCACATGATCTGAGGAAGAAATGAAAAATATCTTGGAATCTTTCTGCATCTTAATAGTATCACGGAAAAATCGGACATATCGGACAAGTTTAATTTGCCATGTAACGATCGAATGCTTTTCTTACGCTATCCTCTGTGTTTCCACCACCGATTCTATCAGCAACCTTGTTCCATGATAATTTTTCAACAAAACGTAAATTGATGATCCGTCTTATACGACTGTCCTGAACGCTTGCAATAAATTCTTCGACTTCATTATTTTTTTGCAGTAAATCGTCCTCTAAAAGTTGTAAAGTAGCTTTTCTGGAATAAAGCAGTGTCCGTTTTCTGCTATACTCTGGATAAGGGAATCCTTCAATACGAAAATGTTCAGTGCCGCCGCATCCACCTGATACGCTGTCAACAACATTCCCATCCGATTCAATTTTTCTGATATCCGATTCAAGTTTTTTAATCTTCTGCTGTACTTCTTTGATTTCTTCCTGTAAATCTATGTATTGAGACAAAACATCTTTAGTCACCATAATCAATACCTCCGTCCGAAAGAGAATGGGTTTTGAATTGCTTCTGCTTTTGCCATAGTTCCTGCTCTCATTTCATTTTCAAACAATGCAATGCTATCCGGTGCATCATCGTGTTTTACTTTTCCGCTACGTGTCATAGTGGTTAATTCCTTCATGAATTTGTAGTACTGGCTCTGCCTGTCCATTTTCTTGAAATCACGAAAATAGTAATCACGAATTACATTATCCCTTGCATTTTCCATTCTCGTAATTTTGTTGGAACAGTTAAACTTAAACCTTGCGCTACATCTTCCTCCCTGCGACTTTACAATGTCCATAACATCACGACCAAAATATTCCCCGGCACTGTTACTCTCAAAAGTGACTGTTTTAACATTGTGCTTAATAAGCATATTTGCGCATTCAGGCTTTGTGAACTGTGTTCCTGCATTATCAAATACTACATCAACGATATATACCTCGTTACCGTACACATATCCGACTGGCATAGCGCAGCTATCTTCTCCCTTGTCGGCACTATCGCAAGCCGCCATGATTGCATCCGGCTCTCTGTCAACTGGAAGTTCCTCAAAATAATTCAACTCACTTTCAGAGAACATTCTTCCCTTTGCTTCGTATGGCTCTTGTTGGAACTCTGCAGCCCAGGTTTCTTCGGAAACAAGTTTTCTTTCTTTCCGGTAATAGTCCGTAGTGAATATTTTTCTAAGACCTTTTTTGTCCTTTCGGTAAATTTCCCAGTTACTTTCATCTGTAACAGGATCAAGTGCCGGAATTGCAACTTCTCTCCATCTCCACCCCAATTCATCAGCCTTGTTCTGTAACGCTGTAATAGGGTCATACAGGCTGTATTTTGTTCCTTGGATAATAATGGGTGTACCCTCTAATCTACGCCCTAAAACGTCATCTGTGACCTTTTCACACAGGAACTCTAATCTATCACGGTTTCTTGCTTCCTCGTGATTTTTTACGCAGTCATCAATATAGACAAGCACGTTTGCTTCGGTACAACCTACGATTGCGCCATCAATAGGTCGGCAAGTAAATGTTGGAAAGATATTCTTACTTTTAAGGTCTATGGACAGATTCTCTGCACTCTTGTATCCATCTTTGCTTATTTTTGTAGCTTCCGGAAAAACACTTAAAAACCGCTGATAGGTACTTTCAGTTTCAAATCCTTGCAAAAGGCCACCGTAAAACCTCTTTACCAGTCCTTCACCTTTTCCAACACCGAAAATACTTCCGTCTGGGTCTCTTCCGCCCATCATCTGTGCCAGTTTCAGCCCACCAGTGGTCTTACCAGTACGTTTTGGTTGTGAAACTGACAGAAAATCCAGTTTTCCATCGTAAATCTCTTGATATGCTCCTACTACTGGCTTTAGAACCTGTCTTCTAGGAAAATAGAACCTCTTCCACGGGTCTTTTTCGTCAATTTCGATGTAATAGAAAAAGCTGTCAACCAGATAAGCTGCTTCGTACATTAAAACATTGTAGAATTGTTCTAAAACCTTGTATGATGTGTCATTACCTCCTGCGTATACTTCCAAATCAGCAACTCTTCCACCAGTCTTGTCCTTGACATATTGTGCAATGTAAGATTTTGCTTTTGCAGATTGTTGCAATCCGTATTGAACATCATGTTCTGACCGGAATGAAACCGCCAAAGCATCTATGTACGCATCAATGACCTGTTCATCAATTCCCTTGCGCTGTATGTAATTGTCATAGCTGTTTACTGCCGATATAAGGCTCTGACTTGCCAATATAAAAGAGCCTCCTTCCCTAAAATTTTGGAAATTTGGCTCTCTGCGTAGGCACTCTACGGCTGGTGCTCTGAAATATTTAATTCAAAAGTTTTAATATTCTGTCACAAAATCTTATATGACTTTTTAGTAGTTCCTTTCTTGTATGGTCATTAACAGGAACACCATCAAAACATTCTGCGTATTCGTTTATCCTTTCCTGTGAAATTCGCTTTTCTGTTTCTAAAAAATCAAAAACCTTATCCTTTGGTAAATTTACACCGATTATATTGATTTTCCCACACTTTGGACATTTGATTTCAGTCTGTCCGTTGAATTTACCTAACAGGCGGTTGCATTTGCTACAACGATGTTCGGACAGTTTTACATAAAAACATTTTTTCAAAGCTTCCTCGTCTTCCTTTGTATCTGCCACTACAATCGGGTCTTCTCCCAGTGTTGTACATTCAATTTTTACATTTTCAATATTACCGATGTTTTTAGGTGTGACCTGTCGAAACGCATCACGTTCTATGCTCTCAATTACTGCCGTCATACTCATTTTTTCATCCACCTACTTTCATATCAAGCATATATAATATTTCCTGTTCGGATACTTCTTTTGCTCCTTCTCTAACATGAAACAGTATTTCCATTAGTTGTTGATTATCTTTATCCGTCATTCTGTTTTTATCAATTGTTTCATCGATGCAGTAATATAAACAATTCCCATATCCAACACCTAAACGACTTCCATAAAATGATTTTCCAACAATATCATAATTTTCAGTTTTTAAAATATCGTGCTGATAATCTAAATCGCACCACTTTTTATTATCTTCCAGTTTCTTTTGAAGATATTTTAAGAAATCTACTACTCTTTCTTCTCTATCACTGATGTATAATATCGTGTCTTTCATTTTATTTCACAATCCTTCTGCTTTCTTCCATCACTTTACAGTTCCTTGCAAAATCTCTTTCAATAAAACTTTGCGGTATCCTTCCAAAATTTTCCAAAGCGTACTTATCTACCGCTTCTTTGGAAACATCTATACCAAAATTTCGTAATGCTTCTGTTTGCGGTTGATAATCTGATAAAATTTTATTCATTCTTCATCCACTCCTCAAACTCTTTCCGGCATTTAGGGCATAAGTCATAATTTTTCTCTTCTGTTGAAGTTTTACTATTCAATAATACGCCACAAATACCAAGACTGTATGAAGTTTTCTGTGTTTTAGTATTTATAATTGTGCTGTAATTATATTCAATTTCAGCACCGCATCTGTCACACGTATGCCATTCAGATAAATGTTTCATATCACACCTCGTATCCTTCTTTACGGCACTGCTCTTTTATGGTTTCCGGCAACTCAATCCCTTTTTCTTTTACGTATCGAACCATTTCCGCTATTTTCTCCTTGCTGATTTTTTCTATGATTTCAGAATCTTTCAGTCCTGATTCTCGCAATTTTAATATCTCGTTCCATTTTGAACCTTCTATCTTTGAACAATATTCTTTGCCGTAACTGATTTTATGGTATACATCTATCACTCTTGCATCTATGTCTTCTTTCCAAGATAAAGTTAAGCAAAAATGAGCGTTTTCGCAGTTTTCGCAATTCAAAGGCATATTTACTAATCCTCACTCAATATCCGTCATTATTCTCAATAAGCCATTCTTTCAATGCAACGTGTGCTTTTGCGAAGCATAATTCCATGTCCGTATCATTTTCATGTACGAGAATCGCATCATCACCATCTCTTCTACACTCAGGATAGTCGTTTGCGCATCCTCGTTTGTAAATATAGATTCCCCAGTCACATATCTTGCTATATGTTATTTCAAGATGCATCGGAAAATCTTGTGTCTTTTCATCAAAAAACTTTAAGAAATCATTCATCCTCATATCCTCCGTAACCCATGCAGACGGAATCGAACCGCCGACACACATCCTATGCGGATGCTGTTCTACCACTGAAACTATACATGGGAATCGCACCGTAAAACCTTTTATGGCTTGCGCTTGCCATAACCAAATGTGCACCGCCTACTTGTCACTGACTATCCACAATCTCACAGTCTTGTCTGTTCTCTACTTCATAGGCTTGGTTTTCGCTAAACATATGTGGCTTACGTTTTAGCTAGGGAATAGTTGCACGGAGAGTCGAACTCCGTCAGACCAAACCATGCCAATGCATTTCAAATCTGCAAATTCTACTTTGCAAAGAGTTTTCTGTTCCCGATAATACAACTACTATCCATATATTTCCCATCGACCTGAACTATTGCAGTAGTACCAGACTAAGTGGAGATAAGGATAAACGCCGTACACAGGATTTGAACCTGCAAGCCTTTTACAGCCAACGGTTTTCAATACCGCTCCCTCACCACCCGGACATACGGCGAATATAGCAGTGTAGTGGAACTGCTATATCCGAAATTGCTTTTGCCACTACTTTGTACAATCTCATGCGGACTTTCTATACCGCTTACGGCAAACCTTTTCCCAGGTTGATTGTCGTAAGTTTAGCGCAGATACAAGGACTCGAACCTTGACAGCATTTCTGCTGGATAGCTTAGCAAGCTACTGTGTTACCATTACACCATATCTGCGTATCGGTGGTTTTTTACTTGGTTATCACCACCCAAGGATCTTTTAGTCAGCCGCAAGCGGCTCTATCAAGTTCCCATGAGATAAACATTAACCGGTGTATTTATCCCCTATGCTTCTGTAATGAGCATACTCGGAGTGTACTTGCAACAACACCCATTGTGACGAAGGGACTCGAACCCATACCACACAGTTTAGAAGGCTGTTGCTCTCTCCATTTGCGCTACGTCACAATGTGCGTTTCCATAAGCTGTATGCCTACATTTAAGGAGCTGACGCAGCGCAACACTTATGGCTATTTTTTTAATGTAGGGCATCCGCCAGTCACCTACGTGTTGAGTTGGGAGCGACCCAACCCCGTGGGGAAAGAAGGAGTCGAACCTTCGGTGTTTCTAATGTCACGGTTTTACAGACCGCTGCAATCGCCACTATGCATATTTCCCCAAAACCTGTGCCGTATAACCACGACTAAACTTCTGGCACACATATCTGCCACCTACCGATTATTGCAATCACGGTATCGTCTTATCACCGCAGATAAAGTTTTCTCCGCTATATAGTTGCAAGGCTTCAAGCGGTTACGTGGAAAACCCTCACGAGCCTTGCGACGGCTCTTAACAGCATTCCGCTATGAGGTGAAAGGAGTATTCCATGTAGGTGGAATATTCGCAGATGGCAAAGACCAAAAGAAGAAAACATCTGCGAAACAGGACTACCAGGATTCGAACCTGGGAATGCAGCAGTCAAAGTGCTGTGCCTTACCGCTTGGCGATAGTCCTAAACTCCGGGAGAGAGACCATCTGCTCCCGGATTATTTCCGTGAAACACCCTATCTTTATCTAAAAAATTGTCTCGCCTGTGTACGGTACTTTGAAAAACTTGGTGTTGTCGAACGCATATTTCCATTTTTCGTTTCCCACACACAGGCTACATACACTCTTGATGCCTTGATTTCTCTGCCACATATCCAATGCCAACACAACACCGGATATTCGGCAATAACAATGGCTTTATGAATTTAACCCATTCAACATTGTGATATGGGATAATTCGCATAATCTCCGGTAACCACATAAATTATACCCACATAAAAGTTATTCCAAATGCAAGGAACATTGCGAACGCAAATAAAATAACTCCGTCTGATGCTGTTTTCTGTTTTGGAGCATACCATAAAGCAGATATTGCTAAAACTGTCAATACCAACGTTGTCATTATTTTTAAAATCATGAATCCAAGCATTTTTTCTTCGTCCTTCCTTCAATTTCATCGATCATTGCCATTACCAGTGCTTTAGCAAACTGGCTATTGTTATGCATTTTAATCAGCAGATTGCCTTGACGGATAAGATATTCCCAGTCTTCATCCGTTTTCGGATTAGCACACTCTTTATGGATTTTCCAAACCTCTGTGTAGATTTCTTTAATCTCCGGTGGCAATTCACATTTCTCCTTAACTGGTAAATCTTCTTTAGGCTCTTTATCAAGTCTGCTCTTTTGGTGCTCCATCTGACAGCTAACCATTTCCGTAACGTTCTCACGGTCTCTCTTGATTCCGTGACCTTGCAGAAACAACTCACATTGCAGGACTTCACCGCATTTTGAACATTCGTCTTTTATCTCTTTCCCAAATATCTGCATACACTTAATCTCTACCAGTGACTACCGCTCTTAAAAATACTCCGATGATGAACAGGATATATACCCATGCAGGAGCATGTAATTGAAACAGTATCCATGCTAAAACTATGTAAATGAAAATCATTACACATCACCCTCTTCCCTATTGTTTGCCCGATCAATGTCAAAGCCTTCCGGGTAACGTGCCTTAAGCTTATCTACATTCATCTGCATAATTTCATCAATACTCCATCCAAACGATTCACAAAGCATTGCCAGATACCAGCAAATATCTCCTGCTTCTTTCTTCGCATGGTCAATATCTAGCGGCTTCTCATGGAAAATCCACTTTTTAATCATGTCGTTGAACTCGCCAACCTCGCCAGATAATCCCAAGCAAGCATTTAATATGCCACCAATTGATACATCGTTTTTTGAATCTATTACTTTTCTCTTTTCAAAATCAGAGTATGTATGCTCGCTAATCACTTTGCAAAGTCTGTCTGTTGCATTGCCATCATTTGTTCTCATTGCTAATTTCTGATATTCTCTTCCAGTCATTGTTTTTTCTCCTATACACCCTTTTTATTTTTGAGGAAATTTGAGGGACTAAGTAGGGGCTGTTCGCTGGTCCTGCCAGACCCCCTCCCCCTGTGTGCTATGTTTCTTTTCAACTATGCGTTAAACTTGTCTTTCACGCAGTCTTTATTGACACGTCCTTAACTATCCCCTATTTCCGCACGTTTCCGCACTTGTTGCTACTCATTTGCATCTGTATTGTCACTGTCATACGTTCCGGAATCGGTCAACATTGATTTATTTTGTCCAAAATTTGTGTCTAATCGTGGAAGTTGGTCGGCTGTCCTGGTTATCTTGTGTACAATCTCTTGCTGTGTGGTCTGTTTCCGCCCGTGGTCGTTGTTTAATCGTTCCGTTGCTCCCAGCGCATTCCGCAGATTAAAAGCAACAAGCTGATCACAATCTGCATCATCTAACCAATTTACAAAAGCTTTTCTGACCTCGTCCATGCTCGATGTACTTGATTTAGTCCTCCATGCACTCAAAGCCTGTTTAGATATCCCTGTTAATATCTTAAATGTATCAGCTGTAGCAGTCATATCATAAGCATTAGCTAACTCCCTAAGATATAAATAAACCTCATACAACAGATCTATGTTGTACGCATTGTAGTTAGTTAGCATTTGGTTGATACTATTATCCACTACGTTTTGGGGTATATCTTTTAATACATTACTAGGTCTTATATAATTGTTATATATATATTGCATGGCACCATTAAAAACCGGTTGCCGTTGTGATCTCATGTCATCGATGCCATAAGCTGCACAATAATCGTCAAAGTATTTCCGGATATTTTTTTTAATCTCGTCAATGTTTGGAATCTCTCTGACGTCCTGCACCGCTCTACACCTCCTGAAATCTGCAATAAAAAAATCACAAGCATCACTCAATAAACCTATGTCTTTTGATCTCCTCCACAGATCAGGTAAAAACATAAATCTAAAAAAGTGACAAGCTAGTGACTTCTTGTCGTTTCCGGTCTGCCGGCTCCGGTGGTCTTGGTTACAATCTGGGCGGCTGCGTATCCAGAGGAGGTTGGATTTGCTCCGCTGTCACTCGCACCGTGTTAACGTCGGCTCCCTAACTGCTTTTATCATACCATAAGTGTTATTTATAAATCTACAACAACCTTTTACGTGTTTGACAATTTGTTGTGGTGGTATGTCTGCCGGTGATCCTGAGCATATAAAAATCATGCGATTAAAAAATATCATCCGTGTAAATTTGGCAAATAGGATTTTTTAACAGACAGACAGGTAATTTTTGCAGATGGGCACATAGTGGCAGTTGGTCTGCTCTAGTATTTATATATACTTGGTTATACAATGTCTTTCTGCTCTTATTTACTTTTATTTTATCTAACCTTTATTTTATCTAATCTTCTTTTATTTAATCTGCGTCTACAAAATGTCTACAATTTGTCTACAAAATTTAGCACGTTAAAATATCGCAGTGAAAATAGATCAAGAAAAGCAGGCTGTTACACCTGCTTAATTCTTGTTTATGCTGTTGCTCTTTCTGTTCTTCTGATCCGTTCCGCTCTCGCTGTGATCCGGTCAATTAGTGCCCTGTCACCGTATGCGGTTTTGCTGGCCAATAACTCCGGGTCTGTCATGTTCTCCAGTGCTTGGAGCGTTTCCGCTTGCACCGTCTCCAGTGCCTGGAGTTCTGCCAGGTTAAATTCTTTCAGCCGTTCGGATTCCGTTGTTTCCAGTTGATCCCGGTAGTACCGGAAGAACTGCCGGACGTTTGAGCGGATCCGGGCGGCTTTCTTTGCTGTGATCTGCTCCGGTGTTCCTGTCATTTCGTTCGCTCCTTTCGTTTTTTTGTATCTTGATTATATATCATGCTATATAACATGTCAATAGATTATTGCAATTATTTATTGATATTTTTTAAAAATTCCTCAGCGTCTACAACTTGCGGTTGCTCCGATGCTTTCCGTTCTGCTCTCCTCTGCTCCTGGAGCTGATGCAATCTTTCATTTGCTTGCATCAATGCAACCTTTTCTTCTACCTCTGTACGCTCTGTATTTTCCTTTTCTGCGGTCTTTCCCGGCTCTTGTGGTAAATTCTCCGCTTGGCTCTCCAAAGTGTCTAAATAAGCCAATACAGCCGTATTTATTACACCATTTGCGGTAAGTCCTAGATCTGCAATGCGCTCTTTCGTCCCTTTTGGTAACCTGCAAGAGATTATATCCCAATTTTCTTTTGCTTTTTCGTTCTGCCGTCTTGCTCTCTCTCTTGCGTTTGCTGCTATTTGTTCCGGTGTTTTCATTTTTGCCCTCCTATAATATTGTGTATTGCAATTTATAACCTCAATATTTGCTTGCAATTATTGTATCATTATAATTGCAATATTGCAACAATTAACCTTGATATTATTATTGCAATAATTATTTTAATTTTTATGCAATTATGTATTGCAATTTATAATTTTATATGATATAGTTATCTCAACAAATAAATAAAGCCGGTGACACCTACCAAGCGAACACCGGCACCTAAAAAATAAAGTGAGGTACCAAGTATGCAGAATATAACATTTAATGATTGTCCTTGGGCGGTAGCTTACAAGATCGACAAGAGCACACAGGACGACAGAAAAACAAAGGTAATTATTACCGCTACTTTCTCCCATCCAGACAACGCAGAAGATTTTATAAATAACTGCTTGCCAAAGAACACAAATGATAGATTTTTTATAATTCGGCTGGCAGATCTTGAAAACTGCGAGGATGCCGACAGAATCCAGAAAGTTTCTGAATTCTATGCAAAAATTATTTAAGCCGAAACGCTCCGATCTGGAGCGTCAGCCGCGGGATGGTCTCCCGGCTCTGATGATGGCAGACCAGAAAGGGAAAATATGAGAACGTACGAACAGGATTTAAAAGAGCTTAATATTTCAGAGGACGAATTTAATAACATAATTTCGCACATTTACGATAAAACAGCCGATGAAATGGCGGTACTCGCTAAGGCGATTAAAAGCGGCGCGGCTGTTCTCCCGACTGTAAAAAAAGCATTTGAGCGCGTTCTTGCAATTAGACAGGCGGAAAGACAAGAAGCATATAACATTTATTATAACGATTTAAATACCATGTGTTATAGCTGTAAAAAATGCGGTATAAGTTGTAACGGTACAGTTTGTAAAACTTGGACGGGTTGCGCAATGAAAAATTAAGTCGAAACGGCGGAATCTGCCGCGGTCTGCGGGAACTGCCCTACCTGCACCGATGAGACAGGGCGCATGATGAAAGGATGGTTGATAATATGAGAAAAGAAACAATACAGGAAAAAGAAATAAGAATTTTTAATCTTTACAAAAAAGACCTTGAAAAACTCGGGGACGATAACGGGTATATAAGAATGAACGTTATAGAATACGTTTGTAGCTTTCCAAAAATTAATCCTTACAAGATGGCAAAATCATTAAAAAATAGCGGTTACAATGTTGTTTTTGATGATTCCAGTATAACAAGGGAAGAAAACGAAAAGAAAAGACGAAAAGTTGAAAAAATAGCGTAATTAAGCAAGTAAGACAGGCTTACACCGGGGTTCGATTCCCCGGCTTGCTTTTACCCGGAAACGGGAAAAATTGAAAATATGGAGGTATTACGCCATGAGCGAAAACGAACGCAGAAAAGAAGAACTAATAAGACGACTGGACAACCTCGAAGCCTGCAAAGATAACCCGGTATACCTTGCAGAGATCAAGAAAATACGCAAAGAGCTTGCAGATATAAACTGCGAACAATAGCCGCCGCAGAGGATGCCCGCCGGATCACTACCGGCGGCGGTTTTATGGGTGAAATTTACCCAAAAATAAAAAAAAGGAGGTTACCATAGGATGGAAGAAAAGAACATTGAAAGACTATACAAGCTGTTAGAGTGTGCGGAGCGAGAGAAAGACACGGAGACAGCCGCAGTTTTGCGATGGGCAATTTTTGAACTGGAAAACAGATAAAAGACGGCTTGCAACCGTCTTTTTGTCGTGCTATGGGTATATGCTGATCTGTTTTCGCTGCTCTTCTATGCTTTGGAAAGATTCCCAAACATATTGACTTGACGGCTTGCGCTGTCTTGGTGTACAATCAAATATTACAAGGGGATTATACAAAATGCGAAAAGTGGGAATCGGTCATGTATATGACATTATGGAAAGCGTAGCGGATGCCGGGGAACGGCTGGAAACCGTCATAAAGGTTGAGAGTGCCGCCGGTGGTCTGTCTGCGGAATCTGCGGAGCTGTTGCGGTCTGCGTATGATTCCATGCTTTCTGCAGTCGGAGACCTTGCGAAAGCTGCGACACGGTGACAGGTCCAGGACTCGCATTGCAGAAGTGTACAGATGTTCCACGCCTTGAATCGGTCTGAAAAAATCTGCGAAAAAACTCTGAAAACGGATTTTTCAGCTTGAAAAGTGCTACCCAGGGGGGATTAAAAATTTTTGCATTATATTTTGACGAAAAATTTTTCTTTCAAAAACCTATGAAAACGAGATTTTCGGTTGAAAATGCAGACCTACGGGGGTATCAAAAGAAACACATTAAAATTTTTTCAATACTTCGCATCTATTTATCGACAGAATATCACAAATGTGTTAAAATTTTATAAAATTCAAAATGAAAGGGGTAATTACTCTATGAAACAAAGTGGTTTAGGAATTGCTTCGATGATTTTAGGAATCATCAGTATTTTGACAGCTTGTATAGCTTTCGGAATTGTGCCGGGAATTAATTCACAACAACAATGGAAAGCGAATTACTGAAAAAGATTAAAATTCAAGCAATCAAAGAACACCTTCCTGTATCAGCAATACTGGAAAGACTTATTAAAGAATACTTGTCAAGCCTGCCTAATAACGATTAAATTAGAGTTCTGAACCTCTACTGCCTGACTTGATGTATTCATTACCGAAACTGTTGAACAACAGCATCTTGGAACGTCAATATATGCTTGTGAACTAACATTCTGTAAATTCTCTGCAGCTGCCGGAGTTACAATCATTCTTGTGGACTGTAAAGGTTCCCCGTCTACCGCCAGTGCAAGGGAAATTTCCTCAACAGTTCCACCAGTGGGAATCTGAATGTTGCCGGAATAACTTACAAGGAATCTTGCACGACACTGATTAGTGATACCTCTTAACTTCACAATTCCGGATCCCTCTCTATGATTGATACAGTTACTTCCATTTACGGCAGTTTCGGTAAAAGCAACGTCTGCTCCTGCTGCCACAGTCTGTAATGCTACTGCTGTATATTCAGCCATAATAAAACCTCTCTTTCAAAATCAAAGGGGCAAACCATATAGTCTGCCCCATGTTGTCAGTAATTCTGCATAGCAGACATAACCTTAAGGTTAAGTTACTCGATATGCAGTTTTAGCATCCGCAACCAGTGTTGCAACCACATCCGCATCCGTAATATACATTAGGGTTGGGAACCTGGTATGCCGGGATGGGCGCAGGATTCACAGCGTTGATGATCTGCTGTGTCTGTGCACTCATGGCAGTAGTCAGAAGAGCATTCTGACGATCCTGAGAAGCGGCTCTGCGCAGATCGTTGTTCTCTGCCTGCAGAGTAGCGATCTTATCCTGACATAAGTAGTCAAGGATTGCTCTTGTACCGGCGTTCTGGCTGTCGATAATATCACGAGTGTTGTTATTCATGGTGTTCTGCAATGCGCAAGTATTCGTTGCCATATTGTAGTTTACACCCTGGATAGCTTCACGGGTATCGCAGCAGCACTGTGCTAACTGTGCCTGTAAAGCGTTAGCATTCTGCATTCCTGCTACGGTGTCTGCATTGATAGCCTGTTGGATGCCATAGCCAGTCTGTAAAATGTTGGTATTTACGCCATTAAATCCGGTAAGCATACCATTGTTTACAGCGTAGAATCCGTCACACAGACCGTTGTTGATTCCGTCCAGTTTACCGATGATAGACTGGGTGTCGAACCCTCTTTGCAGTGCAGAATCGGTATAGTAACTGGAATTAGAGCCATTACCGCCCCATCCATTACCGCCCCAACCTCCAAAAATCGCAAAAATTACGACTATGAACCAGAGCCATCCACCGTCACCAAATGCACCATTATTTCCGTAGCCATTTCCGGCAGCCGGAATAACAGGCATGGTAAAAGGACTGTTGTTTGTTTCAAACATATTAGATTACCTCCATAATTTTATTCATAAAGAGGTCTCCCGGGTTTTGTGCACAAACCTCTAATATGCTGTTAAAAAGGAAACTGACTTTTTATCTGTCTTATTACATCATCAGGATTTATACCTTTCGTTTTGCAGATGTTTCTCGCAAGATTTTCTACTCCTTGGAAATCACCTTTTTGAGCCATCCCATAAGCGTTTTTTACCATGTCGTTAGACATGATCTGGCTGTTCCCCATCATATTTTGTATAAACTGTTGCGGATTCCCCATTGACTTAAGCATCTACATCATCCTTTCTTTGCGATTGTGGAGTTTTCCTTTGCGTTTGCGAAGTTTTCAACTGTTCAATCTTTTGTTCCAGTTCATCGAAACGCTTCATAAATACCGCTGTGGCTTCGTCTGATAGGTCAAATTTCGCCTTTTCTGTGTCTGGCGGTAAATTGTTAGGGTCTGCATCTAAAACAGGCTTGTAAAGCCTTGTATAGATTTTTCCATCTGCTCCCCAGGATTTAGCATAGATCTCCGACAGGTCCTGTTTTGGGAAAAATGCTGTGTTTCCATCCATAGGAACCTCATTCGGTGCTATGCACTCTTGCGCCGGTACAATACGACCGTACATCTGTACTGTGTTTTGCTGTGGCTGTTGCATAAATTGCTGTGGTTGGAATTGCTCCTGTTGTGGCATAAACTGTCCGTACATAGGTGTTCTATACTGCGGATTGAAATAGTTCGGATTCATAATCGGCTGCGGCATGGCTATTCTCCCTTTCTTCCATTGATTCTATCTGTTTCGCAATTTCAACTTCATCAAGTGTCTGATATGTCGGCTTGTTCATAAGTCCCAACGGACTGAAATTCATAAGCATTACCCGTTTCTCCTAAAACTTCCTCGATCACATGAACCATGATTGATTGATACTTAATCGGCACTTCCCTTGTACGTTCTTTGCTGAATATATGTTCCAGTGTTTCATCTGAAAATTTGAATTTTCCCATAAGGTCATCCCTCCTTATGATTAAATTTTTGCATAAAAAAAAGAGAGTGAAAATATCATTTTCCTCTCGTTAAAATATCATTTGCATAAGGCTTTTCTATGTACCAATTATGTACCAATTTTTATTAAATTATAAAGAATTATGTTAAATTACGTTAAAGAATAAAATGTCGAAAACACTGATAAACACTGCATTTGTAAGGTTTTGTAAGATTATAAGAAAATACGTGAAATATGGTAAAATATAACGATACCTAATTTCATATTTTTTCATCACCTCTTAAATGCCTTGATTTTACGGCATTTCTTTCTTTAAAATTTGTATTTATGTACCAATTATGTACCACTTTAGATCAAATTACTTTCAAAGCATCTGCAACCATACTTATTTCTTTCTGCTTCTGGTCGTCTGTCGTGTGCACATAAAGATTCATTGTTATGCCTATATTTGAGTGTCCCAAAAGTGTCTGTAATGTTTTTGGCATCATTCCTGCTTCAATACATCTCGTTGCAAAAGTATGTCTTAATATGTGCATTGCAATTTTTCGTATACCTGCTTTTTCACATACTTTAAAAAGCATCGTGTCGTATGTGCTATTTTTAACTGGCGTACCTTTTCTACAAACGAATACGGCATCTTTCCACTCCAAAGATATAAAAGGTAATGACTGATTTTTCTTCTTCTGTAATTTCAACAATCGAATTGCTTCATCTGTCAATGGAATAGTACGATACCCAGATTTACTTTTCGGGTCTCCTTTTCTCCACTCTTTAGTAGAATGTCGGTACTCCATAGTTTTAGAAATAGTCATTGTTTTTTTGCAAAAATCAATATCTTTCCATTCCAACCCAACCATTTCACCTGTTCTTAATCCTGTTTGTAATATAAAGAGATATTGATATTCATAAGGGCAACCAACTATTTCATGGCAGAATTTCTTTTGCTCTTCAATAGTAAGTGCTTCTTTCTTTTCCGACGGTTTTCCTATGTCGTACTTTACCATTTTAGTACATGGGTTTTTAGTAATTATGTCATTTTGATAGGCATAATCAAGCATATTATAAAGTGCTATCCTTGCTTGATATATTGTAGTGGTCTTATAACCGTAATCTGACATATTGTTCATAATTTGTTGACAATGCATTGTATTTACTTCTTTCAGCAACTTATGTCCTATAACAGGAGCAATGTTTTTAATATATCTTTCTCTGTAATTTCTTACCGTATTTTGTCTTACTGTTTTCTCTTTTATAGAAATCCAGTATTCGTACCATGCGTTTACAATTATGTCTTGTGGAAAGTCAATATTGCTATGCGCATCTGAATACTGGTTATCTGCAAGCCACTTTTGACAATCTTTTACCTTTAAAAATAATTTTTGAATACGCTTTCCATTTTTTGAAGTGTATCTTCCCACATAATATCCGTCTTTTCTTTGACTTATTCCTTGTCCCAATTCCTTTCCTTTTAGGTCTTTCCCCAAAACTTTACACTCCTTTCCAATTATGAGAAAAGCCTTATGCAATCTGATATTTTATCACATAAGGCTTTAATTGTCTACAATTCCACATTATCAGAGATAAACTTTTCAAATTCTTTGCGCTTTATTAAACGTTTTTTTCCTACAAAAATTACAAAATTACATCTTGGATTGTTGGAAATTTCTCTGATTTTATTTATTCCTATATTGCTGTATTCGGCAGCTTCATCAAGTGTTAGTGTTACTTTTTCCCATACAGGAACCGTTTTATTCATAACTTCTTCACCTCCGATTTTGTCTTTTATACTTTTTACTCTTCTGTTTACGGTTGCTATCGGAAGAAAAGTTTTTGCAGATATCTGTTCTAAACTCTTACCTCCTGCAAGCAACCAAAACACTTTTTCTTCCTCTTCCGTGAAATTGGCGTTCCGGAAGATTTCTTCAAGTTCTGGCTTAGTCAGTTTTGATAACTTCATAAGCCATTCTCCTTATCTAAATTTCAGTTTACTTAAGTATTTCCACAGTGATTTTAACCCTATCACCGTTCGTAAAATCATAAGAGTTGGTATACCAATGCTTACCATTCTCTACCATATCCTTATGTATCTCGGTGATGTAATCAACTTCGGTCTCCTTGGTCTTTACCCTTGTATTAACTTCTTCCTGCATTGCTTTTTCCTCCAATTCTTCCGTACTATATTTTCGATAGCTGATTCCGTAATTTGTAAATCCACCGGACTGATATGTTATAAGTCGTGACATTTCATCCCTCTTTCTGTTTAGATGCTGCTTTCTTATCGCAAAAACAGCAAAACCGTCCTTCGTTTTTCGGCAGAAGGCTAAATATCGTGGTACCGTCTCAGAAGTTTATAAGGTCATCTTGAACGGTCAAACGGCTGACCCTCTATTTCAGTTTACTTCATAAAGAGCAACCACCTTGTCTTACCTCTCTGATCTCCCAACAAAGGTTTCTTCCCAAATGCTTTTAGCACTTCCGATAATTTGATCTGATCCTCATTCCATTTAAAAACAAGCAGTCCGTCCGCCTCCAGCACCCTCATACACTCATCAAATCCGGTTTTCAGGTACGTTGGCCAATCTGCCGGAAGCACTCCGTATTTCTGCCGGAGCCATGACCCTGTACCGGCATGGATAAGATGCGGAGGATCAAATACCACGATCTTAAAACTGTTATCAGGGTACGGCATATCTCGGAAATCCATATGCACATCCGGTTTTACCAAAAGAGATCTACCGTCACACAAGGTTGTTTCTATCTCCCGATTATCCGCAAAAATGACATCCGGGTTCTGGCGGTCAAACCAAAACATCCTGCTACCGCAACAGGCATCCAGTATTTTTTCATATTTTGTCTCTCTTTCATTTTTCATAACTAACAGATAAACCATATTTTCCTTTGTTTGCGACATTCACAACACCAATATTCATGATATGCTAATCCGATTCTAAATCTTGTGTTATGAAACAAAACAAATCGCTCTGCCATACACACAGATTCAGGGTGATGTATTTTCAAACATCTTCTTTTTGTCATTTTTATTTCTCCACTAAATCCTAAACTATCTTCATTTTGCGTCGGAGACGATCTGCCCAGTACTCGGTTATCTTGTACTTAAGGCACTCGTCCCTCCACATCTCCCGTCCTGTCTTGCCATCCCAGTGAATGCAATCATCGCAGTTAAAGCACGGTTCATCCATCTCTCCCTGGCAATGGTCAAAACATTCTGCGCTATTAGCACAGTGCTCACAGATACACCCAATGCAGCTCATGTCATTTCTCCGCTAAATCCTAAGTTACATACTTAATTTCTCACCGTATTCAGGTACTCTTTGCATCTTTGATACACTTTCGGATCGAACTCTTTCCGCTCGTGCTCGTACGCACTGTATTCCGCAGGATCGCATCCGGCAATCTGTGCCATCTTAAACATGGACACTTTCGCATCTCTTCTGAGTGCTGCAATATAGCCTGCGTACATATCCTTGTCACCGTTGGCTAACTGTATTCTTGCCATTTCCTGAATATCTTTCGATGCAGATGCTTCCATTATTTGCTTTATTTCACATTCTTCGTTGTGGCAACCATAAAGGCAACCGTGGATTCCATTCTTGCCATCGAAAAAGCCAACCACATATTTCGTTGGTTCCTTGCAATCATTACATTTTGCATTTATAACCATAATTTTCACCACCTTTTAACTTGCCGAACTACCGAATTTTCCTCGGTAGTTCAATTTCTCCCCCGTGTTACCGGGGAATTTTAACTTGCTTTTGAGTTATCGAGTGGGAACTAAAATAGAAACTCAAATTTTTTAGTTCCTGATTTCACTTACTCTGCATATAGCAAAGTTGTTAACAATCAGTTCTCCGTTAATCATGGCATCACCTCCGGCATAAAATCAGATAATCGCATTTGTGCCATTTCTGCATCTAATCTCTTTTTGGACAAATCATAATAATGCTTGTCCAGTTCAAAGCCAACATATGGATGGTTGGTTCTGTAGCAGGCTATCAAGCTACTAGCACTTCCTACATGTGTGTCAAGGATAATGTCTCCGGGCTTTGCATAGCGGTTTAGGAGCCATTCATATAGTGCTACCGGTTTTTGTGTAGGATGAATACGGTTTTCTTTGTGTTTCATATTTTGCTGAAGCATTCCGTTCCACCTATATTTAATCTTCCTTACTGCAGTACTGAACGAAGTCCATGCAAGTTCACAATCAGCAAAATCAGTATTTCCATTATCTTTATCCCAAACAATCCAACAACTACTATCAAACGGCATTTTGCTTATAAAATGATTTGCCCCAAAAATAATCTGATTTTTTGACACTCTAAACAGTTCATCGAAATATTTTTCGTTTGGTGGATTTATATCCATTCCGCTAAAACTCTTGTAATCCTTTACTTTTGCCAGTCTACCTCTTGTATGGTTTTTATCCCCATTTTCTCCAATCCCATACGGTGGATCCACAATCGCAAGGTCAAAGTAACCATCCGGGAACTCTTTCATCCCATCCATGCAATCCATGTTGTAATATCCAAAATCCATTACGGCTCCTTTCTCTTATTTCTGTGCTAAATAGCACATGATTCCACAATCCGGGAATATTTCTGTGTTCATGTCTCCACGGTTGGGATCCAGTTCGTCAAGATATAACGGCGTCCCGTCACTCTCTTTCAGAATGGAGTACCCAACCAGTCGTTCCAACTGTGCCCGGCTCTCAAACACTTCCGGGAAGTCCTTGCGGATCCTGTTCCAATATCCCATACCACCCTTGAAACATCCGATGCAGTTATTGTTCGGATATCCCAGGTCATACATCTTCGGTCGGGGGAAATCGAACGTCCGCTCAAACAGTCCGTGAACCTCTTCCTTTGACAGATTCCGGTCGATCAGTGGAAATTCATGCTCAGCTTGTGGATTAGATTCTACCGTCCGCTCTGCCCGGTTGCGCTCTCGCAGGTCGAACCCCCACACATATGTCAGGTCGTATTGCTTATGTTCCTGCTCCCATTGCTTACGTACACGCTTTTTCAGCCAGTTCGTACATGGGGCAAATCCGTTGCCTGCGCTGCGGAATCCTCCGAACGCTCGGACACATTCTTCCACACATCCATATTCCGTAGATCTAAGTACCTCAATTTCTTTTCCGATTGCCTTTTCGCAATCTCTGATAAATCTCATGCTATCCTCATGTTGATCGGCAATGTCAATGTAAATCCACTTATCAACATCTCCTGCAAGGTATCCAGCCATAAAGGATGATACTCCTGCGCTGATCCAACATACCTTTAGCTTTTCTGCCATAACACCACGCTACAAATGCTGTATCGTGGATCACCATTCGTTTGCTCTACATACGCTTATCAATAAGCCTTATAGCCACGGTGTTGTAATTTTTCGGTACGCCACCCCTATTCACTGCGCACCAACCCGGTTTACCGGGCATTCGTTATTCCTTTCCTACAATCGTTTCTGCCTGCTCCTTGTACATCCTGCCCGCCATCTGCACCAGATAGTGCTGTAAGGCTTCATCCACGCTGACACGATGCTTGGTACAGTAGCGGTCAACGTACCGCTTAAAGTCGTTATTTTTTTGATAAAGTACTTCATATTCATCAAACTTAACCTCGATATTTTCAATGTTGGTACAATCAACTCGTTCCATCTGCATCACACTCCTTCCGGCTTCTCGCACCGTTCAAATTCGATAACCCACACCCACGGATTAGCGCCCCAACCGTAGCGGTCAATGTCGGATTTCTTGATGGTTGATTCCCACAGCCAAGCAAATTGCTCCTTTGCAATCCCATACTCTGGATCTACTTCTGTTCCATAATTTTTTTCACTGTACCCTATATCTTCGTAGAAAAGATTTCCAACGCCTTCATTTTCAGAGTCCTTTGGTGTAATCTCCCGTAACCGCTCCACTCTTACATCCGTAACCTTAAGCCAGATCCGCGCCGCTTCTTTCGGCATGTGGATTGATGGACGCTTAGCCCAACTATAATTCCACCCCGTTTCTGGCTTTTCGTCCGATGCAACGTACTTAAACTCGTTATACCATGACGGTTTTGTATCTCCGTCAATATCCAAATAATACCCTATTTTCTGCCATACAGTTTCTCGAACATACAGGATATCACCCGGACAGATAGGACAGGTTCTCTCCGCTGTACTTAACTGTTCCATATGCTCCTTATCAGCAAAGTTATGTACTGCATAAGTTCTCTTGTCGGCATTGTAAAATTCCATATCCGGCACGGTATACTCATTTGCATCTTTGCATATACGACGGGTGCAGGTCTTCCGCCCATCCAGAATCGCCCGAACCATTTCTGTATTGAATAAAATCGGTTTAATTGCCATCTACTCCACCTCCGTTCACGATTGTAATTGCTTCATCCATTGCCCTGTTCCATTCCAAGTCTTCATCAGTTCGCACGACTCTGAACTTGTCGTTTAACTGATCTACAACCTTGTCCGGGTCGTAGGCGGTCGGCTCATCATTAACAGCATCAACCATCATATCTAAATCTGATGTATTTCTGCGTAATTTCTTCCGCAACTCTATCGCCGAGTTGAGAAGAAACAACAAATGATCCGCATCAATCAGTCTTCCCATCGTTCGCCCTCCTCTCAATACACTTTCTGCCCGCACCCACAATATCCCGGATAAGGCATTAGGTTATGACACTTTGGGCAGAAGTATTTTCCTTCAATGAGTTCTCTTGAAATCGCTGTCTGCTTCTCCACAGCTTCACGGCATACCTCCACCGTGCCGATCTGGCGGTACTGCTGCACCTCTTCCAGTGCCTTGATTGCCATTTCCAAATCTTTCATTCCACATTCCGCGGATACCTGTCCCGCCGTATGCATTCGATACTTAATTCTTTTACATGCTTCATTCTCCGTCATATCCACTCCTCCTTAACTCCATTTAAAATCCTCACAAGGTCTCATTCTCCGCTGATTCTTACCCCTTTTATTGCATATTCCCCAACCACCGTAATGACAATCTTCGCAGGTAATCGGATATTGATTTAAATTTTCCTCAATACATTTCTTGCACTGGTAAGAATTTTGATTATACACATACCGACAATTACGATTCTTGCGTTTGCATGTCGCCATATTACTCCTCCAACAGTTCCTGATTGTCAAACTTGTTACCGAGAACCTCATAATCAAAACCACTCATAGAAATATCATCTGTGCACTCATCAAGTGTCATTTGGAAATTGCAGCACAGAGCTCTCACATCGAATCTTGCCTTGCACTCATTCCACAGAACCAAACATCTGTAAAATGCCGCTCCACGCTTAATACTGCCATTTACAATATCATTCTCCCAAATCACCCTGCCGTTCTTGTCCTTAAGTCCGGTACACTGGCAGATGGTGGATGGTGCTACCTCAAATGCCACAAACTGCAAACACCCTTCTTCTCCGACCTTATCACTCTCATTTACCGAGTTACCAACTGCATGAATAAATACTTGCCCTGTTACACCATCATCAATACAATTTCCAACAACCCACTCTCCGTTATCAATCCGCTTTCCACGGAATAAATATCTATCCTGCATCTTCATTCCTCGCTTTCTTTCTGTAACCATGACAATGTACAATCCTTACATACCTTGTCACTTTTTAATAAATTCCGCAGGACACATAATAGCGCCATTGCCAGTTCCTCGCCCGTCATGCTCCTGATCCGGTCTGCGTTGGTCATAGGTGCGTAGTGCTCGCAATCTCTTTCTATGTCCTCATGCGGACAGTCGTTGATTTTCTCGCACCATGAGTACGCATCAAACCCGTTATCCTTTGTTCCTAAATTCTTGAAGTTATTACATTTCACCATCTTCTACCTACTTTTCTTGCAAAAATCTCTTGATGACATCAATATCTCTGTCCAGCACGCTTAAATGCTCTTTGTTCATTTTTTGATAGACAATCAAGGGATTCTGTCTTCCTGCCTTTTTCGCTCTTAATACTTCCCATATACCTTTCGGTTCTTCAATCGTCCATCCGGTTTTGATAAGCCATTTGCGAAAAGCATCCAATTTGTTGCTATGCAGTGTGTTCCTATTTGCCATATTCTCCCTCACTTTCCCGGTACGGTTCCGGCAGTGGCATCCACGCAATAACTTCAAATGGAATTTTCTCTCCGTCTGCATTGTTCCATCCGTGACCGTCATATCCGACAAAATACGGAAGTATATTTTCAAAATCCGTTTGTGTTGACGGCTCACAATCCATAACAGTTACCAAACATCCATATGATTCTTCCGGCAGTCTCTCGCTTACTGGAATCCAACCAGCAACGCTTTTTCTTTCACTAACAACCTCAAAGCATTTATCTTTCCATTCCAATACAAAATCAAGGTTATACGAACTGTATCCAATGTGGTAATAGTCCTCTCCGACTTCTTTGTATTTGATTCCGTAATAAGGTTTTTCGCTTATCATATTCACAATGATATCTAATTCGCTAACTTTAATACGTTCTGTTTGTTTATTACTCGTATCTTGCATATAATCAGCTTCTTCTCTCTTCATTCCGCACCTTCTATTTCTGCCAGTTTGGCTTCGGCTTCCTCTTTTGTGAAGAATACTGTTTTGCCAATTTCACCTACTTCTGCATCGATTGTATTTGTACACCAATCTGTAGGGTCTAAATCGTATTCAGGAATAGGTCTTCTGTACGGGAAAATATCTTCATCTGTCGCAAGCGCAATATATGCTTTTCTGTCAACAGGATTTATACCTAATCCGCAATGAGTGCACTCAACCACTTCATAATCATAAATAAGATATACTATGTCTCCTGATTTTGTGTACACTTCTTTACACGGCAACCGCAAGAGCAATCCCTGCTCTTCGGCATCCTCATAATCTGCTAATTTTGTAAGTACTTTTGATGCATAATCACTTACCGTAGGATATCCTTCTCTGTCTATCATTGACTTTTTGCTTATAGCAGTTCCATTAAAATTTCTTTTTCTTTCTGTCAGTCTTTCCATTCTTGCTCCTTTCCGCAATCCTCGGCTTGCTCTCCATCACAGGGTAGCTGCAGTCATACGGTTTTGCCCGTCCGATTCTAATATCATCAGCAACCGGATGTGTAGCCATGTATAGTAAGTCACCGTTCTGAAAGTTTCATGTTCCCTCTCTCATACAGCTACACTCCTTTTTCCGTATGTACTTGCGATTCTGTATACATTGCAAATTTCTCTGTAATATATTTCCTGTGCATGGATATGAGCATCCACACGGTCAAGTTCCGTCTCACACCACTTTGCAAATTCTTCTGTGGACAATGGTGTCTCCAAATTTTCAAATTTTTCTCTGTTGTCAATCACAAAACACACCATGTCAACCGGAATGTGGTTCAAATCTGCAAGAATCTGAATCTGTTTATCCTTGTCCTCTGCTTTTTCATAATTCGCCAACAATTCATAACCTGTCATCTGCATCTATATCACCTCTTATCAAGTTTGATTTCTTTGTCGTAGCAATTTTTCTTTGGATTTCCCTCTACTGGGGAAACCATCTTTTTAGGGTCTGTAGTGTATGATCCGTTTAGTTTCACACCTATTTTGCTTTTTTCATCCACATAGCATGACGGCTTGTAACGATCCGGTGGAATGTAGTTGTGAATGCGCCAGTGCTTCACCAACACGACACCACTGTCGAAAGATAAAAGGAATCTGCTGTCTATCAGTATCTTCAAATCATCATCAGATGCACCACACATCCTTATGATTTTCCGTGGATTGTTCACAAATCCGTCATCATCCGTGTTCATGCAGATGTGAAAATAAAGCATTTGAGCCGTAGCAGGAATATCCAAAAAAGCATCACTCTCAATTATTTTTGCGCTGAACATTCTTTTTTCTGCCATATAGAACTCCTTACTCAAAAATAGGCTTCTCAATATAGATCCCGGTATTTTCCACCAGTTCTCTCCATAAATCCATGAAATCCTTTCCGTTGCACTTGTCTCCAGCTTTGTCCATGTGGTCAGAAAACTTATCCTTGAAATTCGTCAGCTTCTTCTTACCGAATCCATCTTCCATAAGGATCACCATTCCATATAGGATGTACCTTGTGGACAACTCATTGATAAGGTTGTTACATCTGACCTGTTCCTGGATGCATTTCTGCGCTACAACCGACTTGTAATGTGGATAATCAGCTTCGGTAAATTCCTTGTACTCAATCGTCCAGTCTGCAAAATCGTTAAGCCTGTTCTGCAGCTCCGTATAAGGCTCATTCTCGTACTTTTCGTTGTACTCGGTGAATTTACCACAGAAGTCGGAAAGTCTCGTCTGTGAGTACTTGTAGTCTTTCCACAGGGTATAGCAGAACAGTGTCAGTATTCCGGTGAATGGACTTCTCTCCGCAGACTGTTTCAAAAGTTCTGTCTGCCGCATGATTTTCAAAATTTCCTGCGGATTGTCATATCGTTTTGGCATTTTATGTTACCTCTTTTCAAATTCTGACTCTTTCCTTTTGCAATGAGTAGCACCGTATTCTGATTTTCCTACATATTCGTAGCAATCAACACATTTCCATCTACCACTTTGATACGGTTTGTGAGTACGTCCGTTGATTGAGTGCATTGTGTTTGGGTACTCATTCCAACAGCTACAATCGTAATTTTTTTCGCTCATGTAATCTTCTCAAATTGCTTTAACAGGCATTCCTTACAAAACTGTACACCGTCAAACTCGTAAAGTTCCTCTACCTCTTCCTTACAATCATCGCAATACAAATGTTTCACATTTATGTTCGGGCACCTATTGCCGAGACATGGATAAGCTTCCGTTGCGCATCCGCAGCATTCACCTTCGTATTTCACCATTTTCTGAAAAACTCCTTTAATTTATTGCATACTTGCTGAAATCTATACTTAAACAAATACTTTTTAAAAGATTCAGTTCCGTATTGATAGCAAAGATACATAATTTGTTTTTGAGTAGAAAGAGATTCATAAAACTCCTTGTCAGTTTCTTCAACGTATTGTAAAAGTACTTCATAGTCTGTTTTATTCATTACTTTCACCATCCTTTTCTCCATGCAAAAGTTCCATAAACCGAACAAATTGTCTTTGCGACACGGAATTGTTCTGCTTCTCAGGCTTCAAACTGATTATCAGATGCTTGTCGGCAATGTTCGCCAGTTCCCTTGCAAGGTTGATTTTGCCTTGCTGTATGCCTTGCGAATAAGTTTTAGGCTGTTTATATTGCCCTGTTACTTGTTTCCCTTTACCTTGGCTTCCTGCCGTGACGTTGTACATCTGAATACCACTATCAGAACATTTTTTAATATACTCGACTTCTTTTTCATCAAGTTCTGATATCCCACAGGTTAAAAAATGCAATGACCACCCATGCGGATTATCTTTGCTCTTGAAGCCATGTTTTTTAAGGCTCAATGCTATATGGTCGTATTCCGCAAGGTGAGAAGATGTGCGCTCTAAAAGTCTGACAGCTTGCCCACAATACCCTCTTCTGATTCCTGCTTCGTCCACTCTGTAAAACAAATAGATTCCGCTAACATTCGATATTTCGGGGCATATCTGTTTTATTTTTTTCTCACGTTCTGCTTTCATAGCATAGATTTTCTTCCAATCAGCCAACCGAATCACCGCCTTTCAAATGGAATCAAATATCCGTCCGGCAAGGCATTTATAATATTTCTCAATGCCCCATATCCTGTTTTTTGCATATTGACTAAAGCATTGCTTTGACAGGTATTCAGTTCGGATATGTTAGAATCAATGCTCTGCATTATTTCACTTCTTAATTGCGGTGTAAGTGGTCTATAAAATGTGTCAGCCATTCGCACCACCATTTCTGTACTTTTCCAGTTCTGCAATCATGGTCTCTCTGCCAATATCTGCGCTCTCATACCACTCTACCGCATGAAAAACACCGTTAAGATTCTCGCTCAAAACCTCAATTCTGATACTTGCCGACCGGATATACTCAATCAACCGCTGTGTATCTCGTGCTATGTCCTCGTAACCGTACAACTGTAAGTGTTGCACCATAATTTCAAGGTTGGAGATACTTGACGGCTCCATTAGCTCATTGACATCCTTGTAGCACAAATAACCAAAACTTCCACCACTCAAAACGGGCACTCCTTTCCATTCTGTAAAATCCATTCCTTGCCTGCTGCCGCATAGTCTACATTCGCCAATGGATCAATCTTTTTTACCTCTGTGACACATTCTTTGGCATCAGAATTATCACGGCTTAAATGGCACAATATGACGTTCTGCAAGGCATCTGATTTGTTCGCAAGAACAAATTCCTTTACTGTTTCCAGTTCCATATGACCACGGTACACATGGGATTTCTTAGCATCGTTGGAATCCTCTGTAATGTACTTCTTCTGATAGTTACATGAAATAAGGATGTGGTTTAATTCATGGAACCGCCACTTAACAAATTCCGTGTCAGTTACATAAAGCAATTTCCCCATTTCCGGGTGAGTAATCAGGAATCCATAACAAGGGCATTCTGAACCATCAGCGTTGGTATGTGTCCACTTACCATCCAGTGTAGTAAGATCAAATGCCATTATTTTTCCACCAGTAAAGCATATTTCCATAGGTTCTAAACTCTCATATGGCTTAAATACTGCTATTCCCATGTGTTCAAGGTCTGATACGGATAATGAGTGGTCTTTGTGCGTATGGGTGCATATAGCACCCACAACACACTTTATATTCCAGTTAAGACCACGTTTTATGTCCATGATAGAAAGTCCTGCATCCAGTAAAAGTGTTTCACCGTTATCTGCCGTTAGAAGATAGCAGTTACCGGAAGAACCGGAGCCTAAACATTTTAGTTTCATCAGCGGATACCTCACTATCTGAAAAACAAAAACCAAATCAACGCTGTGAAACTGCATGCAATAGCTGAGATAAATAAAATAAACACGATAAATCTCATCGGTGTCATTTTGAGTTTTCCGGTGTATGCAAGAGTGATTTTTTCTATTGCGCTAATAGATGAACTTACAAAAAAACGACCAATAAAAAACGCAACCCACAGTACAATACCTACTTTTACAAAAATCATAATCCCTTTTCCTCCTACTTAAAGCAATCCGGTGTCTCTGCGCTGGCAATGTCCGTCTCTGCGGTCTGCGGTACTTCCTCAAATGTTGTGTCAGGAAACTCGATAGTGTTTGCATTTGCCTGTACCTCTTCTGCCACAACTTTTTCCACATCAAGTTTCACATCGGAAACATCAGGAAATTCTTCCTGTGCATACAAACCTTGGAATTTATCCGGAAAAGCTTCTCTTAAGGCCTGTACAACAGCAACTTTTCTTATCATTGTTGCAGGCTTTTTAGACCATTGACCGTTTATTGTTCCATCTTTTTTTCTTCCAACATATTCATCGAAAGATACTGACTGGTACTCCGGTGTCTCTCTTCCTTTGATAAACACTTTAGCCCAACCTCCTACAATAGATTCGTCCTTAAGGACAAAAGATCCTTCTCTTTCTTCAACGGAACCATCTTTCTTCTGAACAATAATTCCTGCTTTTTTTCCTGCATAATTCGGATTTGCATCGGCTCTTTTTGTAAAAACATCTTTTCCGGTAACAATCGTAGCAGGATCATTGTTTCCAAACTTAATGAGGTATGCTTCTTTCAAAAAAGGATTAAGATGCTGATATCTGCAAAGAGACATAAACATCATTACTTCCTGATCCGATACGTTTCCACCACCGCTTACAAGGTACTTTCTTACCGTTGTTGGGGAAATTTTTACAATTTCCCCATTTGATTCGTATTCCACAATTCCTGTGTTTTCCTGCTTCTTTTCGTCTGCCATGTTTCTACCTACCTTTCTACCTTTTTGATGTCGTCAATTCCTATGATGAATACCTTGGTTGTCTTGGGATTCTGAATCAGTGCAATAGTACTTGCAAACCTATCATGTTTTTTAATTCTTAAAACTTTGTATTCGTCTTCATTTTTAACATCAGAACCTATTACAAAATTCTGTTTGTATCCTAAAAGACCACTCCATGTATCGTATAAGTTGTACTGCTTACTGGTATTCGTGACCTTTACGGTATCTCCCACGCAGATTTCGTCTTTCTTCTCTGGTTCTTTCTCCAGTTTGTAGTTTTCAAGTACAACGTACTCTTCGTGCCATACGTAACAACTTTTAACAGAGTTTTTAACCTTACATCCTACGTTCCCAATACCAATTACTCTGAAAATCTCTCCGTTTTCATATGATATAAGAAGAGGTTTTGCATCTATAATCTTGATGTACTCACCGACTTTAGCTTTCCTCTTCACCTCACGGACACCGTTATCAGGCTTCACATCCTCGCCCATCAGTCGATTAAAAGCCAACTTAGCACCAGTACGGAAATCAAATTCATCAGCAGGATTGCAGTTTGCTTCTGCTTTCTCGCCAGTGGACTTGTCCAGCGCAACTACTTTGTTGTCATTGCGGTAGATGACGATTGTTTCACTTCCTACTTTTTTCAACATGTCAGAAAATAGAGAACCAATTTCAAAATTTTTTACACTATAAGTCCTCCCCGCAATATCTTTGTAAGAAACAACGTCACCACTGATTTTTGTGATTTCAATTACAGCACCTTTGTCTACAAACAATTTGCTTGTATATCTTTCTCCAACCTTAAATTTACGTTTTTCCATATTATTCTTCCTCGCTTTCCGGCTCATTCATAAATCCACTTGCAACTCCCTGATGCACTGTCACATCAGCTTTGTAAATCTCCTTGATGCTTCTAGGCATCACATGAAATGTCACATCCGTATCAGCAATTTTGCCTTTGAATTTCAAGGCTCCACGGTCTGAAAGTCCCAGGTACACACCCACGCAACACTTGTCATCAAAATTGAATATCACGGTGTCACCGGCATTGATTGTTTCTCCGCTTGTTGTCAGAACAGAAATGACTGTCTCTTTCTTAATCTGCATTCTCCACCTCCACAAGTTCACCATTTTCCAATCTGTACCATGTATCCGGCTTCACTTTTTCACCGTCTACCCGGAACATCTTCGCACCGACAAACTCCCATGCTTCCTGCTCTGCTCTGTCGTATCTGTCATCCTCTTTACTGCCAATATATTTCCATTCAGCAAGAACGATATGGGAACCAATGACACCCATTGCTTTCCCTTTGTATCCCCATGCAACCGCAACGCTCTCGGAATCGTTGGCAGAGGATGCACCTTTGTAACCTGTGGCAGAGGATGCACCGCAGTTACCTGTGGCAGAGGATGCACCGTAGTCACCTGTGGCAGAGGATGCACCTTTGTAACCTGTGGCAGAGGATGCACCGCAGTTACC